TTGCCCAATTCTGGAGTTGCAACAGACGCTATAAAAAGAAATCCTGTCATACACGAAATTTTCAGTAAAACTAGATGGTCGGAAGTTAGACCATGTGCTGAGTACATAAATGAAATGCAGCAATTTGATAAGGCCAAATCTTGTTCAAATTTAGCATTTGTATCGGAATACAACAAAACATTACCGGATAGTGTTTCAACACCACCTAGATGTTTTGTGCTTCCACATGGCTCACCTGATGTATTCTTCAGTGAAGAAAATTACATGAATTTTAGTCCGATAAGAATCGGTAATATGGGCTTCTTATCCATAGTAGGATTATATCATCCTGAAACCGAAACAATATTTCTTGTGGAAAATTATGATATAGCAAAGGTGTATAGACATGAATTGCAACATTATTTTCAACATAAACTTGACCCTCAATTATTAAAGCATAATCATAAAGGTTTAGTATGGAATCTTTGCGAACCTAAGTATTATACGACTTCACAAGAACAAATAAATTTATATAAACAACAACTACACTTGATTAGAAATCAATAGTGTGTTATAGTTAAATTAAGTTTACAAGAATAGTATTTAATACTATTAAGAAAAAAAGTTGAAATGAAAGTCTCGAATTTTAATAAATAAATGGAGATACATTGTATGCCAACATACGATTATCAATGTCAACAATGCCTACACACTTTCGAGGAGGTTTTAAAAATCGATGACCGCAATCTACCTACTTTGTCTCCTTGCCCTCAATGTAACACAGAACAATCAATACTGCTTATCGTGGGTTCGCCACTAATAGCAGATCCAATTCGTATCGGTGTAAAAAAGCCTCATGGAGCATTTACTGAAAGAATGCAGGAAATGAAGAAGAGGCTAGGTCCAAAGGCAAACATTCAAGTATAAATGAAAAACGATAATAACTACCTAAAGTACAACCTAGAAGATATTGATTTATCTGAATTTGAAAATATTGAAAATGCTGAAATTGAAGATAGATCAATTAAAATAGAAGATAAGAGAAGACGACAAAAAAAATTATTGAGGCGCATGTACGATTTAAAGTTCATAGAGCCAATAACAGAAAATCAAAAATTAGCATTTGAACATTGGTCAAATGATAAAAATTTGTTATTATTTGGTGCCGCAGGGTCCGGTAAAACTTTTTTGGCAATTTATTTTGCACTAAAAGAATTAAAAGCTGGAACCGTGAACAAAATTTATATCGTCAGAAGTGCCGTTACTACTAGAGATCAGGGATTTCTTCCTGGTTCATTAGCAGAAAAAATGGCTCTGTATGAAATGCCATATAGAGATATTTTTAAACACATGACACTAAGAGCCGACACCTACGATATACTGAAAACAAAGGGATATTATGAGTTTATGTCAACTTCTTACATAAGAGGTTTAAACATAGACGATGCAATCATAATATTAGATGAAGCACAAAACTGTACATTTCATGAAATAGATTCTCTGTTGACACGAGTTGGTAAAAACACAAGATTGATATTATGTGGTGACACTGCACAAAATGATTTGCAAATGCATAAAAAGATGGAAACTGGTATTAATGAACTGATATCTATTGTACATGATATGGAAGAGTTTGGTTGTGTAAAATTTACAATAGATGATATCGTAAGATCAGGCTTTGTAAAGAAATATTTACTTGCAAAAATGCGACTAGGTGTATTATAATCACCTGTCATTTATCATATTGGAGTTTATTATGTTGGTGATTATGTTTGGTCACAGAATGTATCGTGGCAAAGATACTGCTGCATTACATTTGATAGAGAAGCACGGATTTAAGAGATTTGCATTTGCCGATGCGCTTAGACACCACGTTGGCAAATTGTACAATATGTCTTGGGAACAGTTGAGCACAGAACTTAAATCCGTGGTTGATACAAGATACAATCTTACGCCTAGACAAATATTGCAAGATTTTGGCAGAGAGCAAAGAAATAGAGATCCACATATTTGGGTTAGACAGGTTTGTGAAGAAGTCAAAAATTCAGGGCTCAATAAAGTTGTAATAACAGATTTTAGATATCCAAACGAATATTATTACACCAAAAAGTCACTTGAAGATTGTAATGCAAGAATAGTTACTATAAGAATAGATAGACCAGAACTAGATGATGCGCCGCTACCTGGAGCACAAAATGAATCCGAATTGGCTTTATCCGATTTCGGCGAATGGAATCACATTATAAATAATGATTCGAGTGTGGATGATTTACATAAAAAGATTGAATATATATACCACAACATAAATGCTCAATTTATAGGAAGCTAAACATGTCGAGTAAAGATGCACTAAAAGAATTATTAAAGTCCGTCAAAAATAATGATGCCGTAAAAGCCGAAGAATCTTTCAAGAAGGTTATGGCCGAAAAGATCGTAGCAAAGATCAAAGAGCATTATAAGACGGTAGCAAAAAATATGTTCAAAAAGTAACATATTTAAAAAATAATGAACATTTTATTTGACTTTTTTCTCGATACGGTTTAGTATAATATTTGACTATGGACAAATTCTGATGGCGAGAAAAAAGCAAATGGAGTGTTTAGATACGGCCACAAATCAAGTTAAAATATTAACGCCAGAGAAGTTTTCGATGATGGTCGAAGCTAAGGTTCAAACCGGCTTGACATATCTTGAGGCTATTATGGAATTTACCAATGAATATGATGTCGATCATACCGTGATCAAAAAACTAATCACACCAAACATTAGCTTCTCATTAAAACAAGAAGCCATTCAATTAAATCTAATTAGAACCAAAACAAAAAAGAATTCAAAAAAATTATTCTGATGAGCAAAGTTGAAAATTATTATGTAATGTTTAGAGCTTTACAGAAACATTTCACCACGAAGTACGATTATTTTAAATATTCTGGCAATTGTAAGATCTCTAAGACTTACATGAAAAATAATGAGTTGACCTGTTTTGCATTAATGAAAAGATATGATATAGAATCGTACAAATGGTTATGCATATCAAATCTAATAAAAAATCCAAACATATGGCTAAACAATTTACTTGAAAGCGGTAGTGAAGAAAATTATCATAATAAGATAAAAGATCTGTCTGCATTGTCATACAACTTTAAGAATGACATGCATAACATAATACAGACTGGCGATTTCAATAGTATGCTATCACCAAACTCGGAAGAATTGCCCGTGGTGTATAGAATGACCAGAAAAGGCGAGATTAAATTAGAAACCTTAATAATTCTACACAAACTTTTGAATATTTTTCAAATTTGGTCAAAATACTATGATGATATAGTTTTGTGTGAATCTTTAAAAATCTGGACAAAGTACGAAAAATTTGTTGACATCAAAAAGCAATCAATGTATAAAGATGTCATCATTAATATGTGTTCTGTGGATAAGTTTAATAATAATAAAAGGGAATAATAAAATGGCAAAATCAATATCTGATCTCAGATCAAGTCATAAATCTAATTTAGAATCTTTGCAGAAGCAATTAGAAGATCTTTCTAAAGGCAAAGATAATTCAACTGAAGATAATAAGTATTGGAAGGCAACGCTAGATAAGGCTGGAAATGGTTCAGCGATTATTCGATTTCTGCCAGCACCAAAGGGTGAAAATGCTCCATTCGTTAAGTATTGGGATCACGCATTTAAAGGTCCAGGCGGCTGGTATATCGAAAGATCTTTAACTACCTTGGGCGCAAAAGACCCGGTGGCTGAATCAAATGGAAAGTTGTGGAATGCCACTTCTGATGATAATTCTCCAGAAAGACGCACGGTGAGAGAACGCAAGCGAAGACTGCATTATGTGTCAAATGTTCTAGTGATAAACGATCCTGCGAAGCCTGAGAACAATGGTCAAGTGTTCTTATTCAAGTACGGCATTAAGATATTCGAGAAGGTTAGCTCACTAATCTTACCACCACAAACTGGATTAAAGCCAAAAAAGCCAACAGATCCATTTGACTTTTGGAGTGGCAGAAACTTTGTTCTTGACATAAGAAAGGTTTCTGGTTATGCTAATTTTGATACTTGTGAATGGGATGAACCTTCGGAAGTTATTGACAATGGTTCAGATTCAGACTATGATGAATTATGGTCTAGATGTCATAGTTTACAAGCTATCGTTGCTCCAGATCAATTCAAGACCTATGAGGAACTTGAAGCAAGATTCTTGAGAGTGACCGGTTCTGATGGTAAGAGAGCGCCAGAAAATGCTGTCATACCAAATAAACCTGTAGCGCCTGTCTTTACTGAAGAAGATGAGGATGATTCGCCAAGTCCATTTGCTTCCACGACTGATGAAAGTGATGAATTTGAATTTCTAAATCAATTGATGAGTAAAGTTGACGGCGTTTAACTATACTGATGTGTGGGTGGTGTTACCACCCACATTAATATGATGGAGAAAAAAATGAAAAAAGATCGTTTGTTTTGGTATTTTGTATTTTCGTTTCCTGTCTTTGTTTCAATTGCCTTAACTGTTCTGGTCCTTGTAATCTTCTCGTCACCTAAAAAGACTGAACCAAACGATCAAAAGTTGTTTGAGTTTGGTAATCCAGAATTCAAACAAAACTATACATCGCACAGGGTATGGGGCAAATATGAATCTAGTGAGAAAGGCACCAGAAGGACGAATAGTTCTTTGTCCGTATGCTGTAATTCACAAGTATACTGTAGTAGTGAATTTCTAAAAAAGATTGATGGACTGAACATGTATAAACTACACATATCAGGAAACTTCAATAACATATCAAAAACGATGAACTGTCTCAGAGATATCGATTCTACGTTTTAGGAAACGGAACTTAATAATGCCTTTTTCTGCAATTCATAAAAATATGGCTCTTCTGGTCTTGGTTTAATATTACCCCTTGGTGGTGTCGAGGCGCCACCATTTCCTCCTCCACTCGACATATTATTCATAATAACTGGTGATGATTGTGTGGTTCTTGCATTCATAGAGGTTTGCAATCCTGCATTCTGAGCAGAATTGCTTGCAAGTGCTCGTGACATAGAGGGTACCGATGGTTCAACGGACATATTTTGAACAGATGGTGACACACTCATTTGACCAATTTGATATTTTTGCCTATAAGCCTCGGCGGAAGAACTGCCTGCAACGTTAGATAATCTTTGAAGTGCCTGGGCAGGTGTTGCCACTCCTCTAAAATTGGCAGGATTTAAAGCCATATCTCTGGTCAATTGCAGAGGTGCATTCGGATTTGCTCCATATTGTCTCAATAATGACTTAGCTCCTCCTGCACCTAGGTTGTGTGCAAGATATGCGGCCGTTGCTTCGTCCGTAAATCCGCTTTCCTTCATCACACCTTGCATAGATTTCAAATTATCTTTATATAATGCGGCTGCCATTTCCGCATTTTTCACAGGGTCCATTCTTATTTCATTTAAATCTCCACCGAATCCTAATTTTTCTGCATACTGTCTTCCAGTTCCTTTTGTAAACTGAAACAGTCCCATAGCACCGGTTGGACTGACCGCACTAGGGTTAAATCCAGATTCGTGTCCCGCCATTGCAATAAAGGCCGCAGGATCTATTCCGTGTTTTTCGGCAACGCCGGTTAGCATTGCTTGCATCTCAGGCTCAAGTTTGCCTTTTGTCTTTGGTGCCGGTATCGGCGCAGGAGGTATCATACCGGCAACACCGCCTGATGTTCTGATACTACTGCGACGATTCATTACATTAGATCTTGGCATGGGGGCCGGTTGTGGTGCAGGCATTACGTTTGTAGCAGATTCGGATGATACACTAATACCATCGCCTTCTTGTGATACATCCCTTGCCGCCAATGCAAGATCTATTCCTACAGATGCTGCGGTTCCAAGACCAGGTATGGTGCTGGCCGCACCGGATGCTATTTCCATTCCGGCTCCAGTCCAGTCGCCCTCAAAGGCTCTTTGTATTGCAAACAGTCCGCCGGCTATGGCACCCGCTATTGGTATTTTTTTCAATGCAGATTTACCAACATTTTTACCAATAACTTTTGGTGCTATTTTTTCAAACGCAGATTTTGCAGACTTTGATATAATTTTTCCAGCACCAGTTTTTGCTATACCTTTTGTGATAGCACTTGTTGCAACCTTTGCGACACTACTTACCGATTTAGCGGCCTTTGTGGCCACCTTTGCGATTGATTTTACGACCTTCCCACCAGCCAAACCCCCAACTATTGATGTTATAGCTGAAATGATTTTTTTAATAGATTTTGGAAATAAAGATAACGCCGCAGTTGCTGAACCTATTCCAAATATAAAATCTTTTATTTTACCAAAAAACGATTGACTTTGTTCTTGAATTTTATCGGTTTGATCTTCTTTATTTTTAATTTTTTCTTTAAATGCGGAACCTTCTGGTTTTGTGCCAGCTTCTCTTTGATCATATAGAAAATCTAAGTATTCTCTTTGTAAGTTATTTGAAATTTGTAGTTGTTTTACAATTTGTTTACCAGTCTCGGTGTCTGCTTGTGCTCCATATGCACCCGCTGCATTAACATCGGCAAATACAGGAGGCTTCATTCTTTGTAGATTTACGTCATTTTGATTTTCTGCCCATTCTCTATATTTTTCTCTTCTTTCGTTTGAGCCTTGTTTTGCCTCCTTATACACTCCGTAGCCGGCGGCCGCCAATGCCATTAATTTTTGAGTATTTGGTCCAAAAGATGCAAGTCCTAGTGCAAATGCAGGCGAAATGGACTTTAGTGCACCTCCCATACCTGCTAAGGTTAATTGACCATACGGATTTTTTTGAGATTTTAAATTATTATTTTTAGCTTGATTTCTTTCTGACATCAAATGGGGCAATACTGTTGATGTGGAGGTTTCGGCATTCTCCTCTCCTTCTACAGTCCACTTGTTTTTGTCAGATCTCTTTAATTCGATGGTTTTGGGTCCATCGTGAGTTTGTGCTTTGTAAATTATCGGTGATAAAGAGCCTTCCATCTTAGTGCCTTACTTATTCTTTGAATTTGAATTCCATTTTTTCTCAAATGCAGAGAATCCTACGTATCCACCGACCACAGATGCCATAACGAAATAAAACCAAGTTATAACTTCTCCTAAAATTTTCAATCTCGATTCGGGCACGACAAAAAGTGCCCAATAAGTTACAAGCATAATAGAAAATAAAGAAAAATATGCCATTCTTCTTCTATTTCTCCACGTATCACTAATTTCTACAGAGCTTTCATCAATTTTTGTATCCGTTTTGTCTTCGATATCTTCCTCGAATCTAGGTGCACCCCCTAATGCCACTATTTCTTTATTGTGTGGTTTATTGGGTTTAAGTCCTTGTCTTTCTATTGCAGATGCAACCAAACCTTTATTTTTTGTTTTAGTGGCTTTATCTTTCATAGAATTTTATTTCATAGCTTTCTTTATTCTTTCATTTTCTTGTTCTATCCAATCATTTAATAATGCAATGTAGATTTCTCTTTCTAAGGGAATCATTTCTTCGATTTCTCTTAATGAGTATTTATGATGCTGAATCATGGAAAAATTATTTTGGTAATGAGAAAATAGTGACTCATGACCCAGCATTATTCTAAAAAAGATTCTATACCTCTCATTTCATAGTTTCTTTTGGTTTGACAGGAAGAACACTCCCAAGATACAACGTGCTCAAGTCTTGGTAAATCTTCAAAGAATTTTTCTATTTTATTAAAATCTTTTATTGGTAAAGACTCTATGAATTTTAATACTTCTTCTTTTGATACCTCCATTGCTTCTATATCATAGACTGTTTGTTCGTCTGATATAGTTTTTATGCACTCCGAGACAAAATTAAAAACCGATTCAACATCCGGTGAGTTTAATTCTTTAAACTTTGAAATGGTTTCATAGGTGGGGTCTTTCATGCAAACCGTCAGCCCACAATCTAGTTTTATTTTTTTATTATAATTTTCCGGTATAAAAACTTTTACTGAGTTTAAATTAACTTCTATCGATTTTGATTTTTTGCACTCATCGCAATCTGGTCTGTCTGTTGGTGATAGATTTAGGGTCAAAATTTCCGATATTGATGCGGCTCTTATGTTTAATAGAATAAACTCCAGATCGTAGAATGCCATTTTGTCTACATCTAATTCTGGATGCACTATACAATTTGATACTATTTGTTTTGTTGCTATAATCATTTGATCGACACTTTCTGTCTCTAGCGCCATCAATAATATTTTGTTTTCCTTTACCGTAAAGGGTCTGATTCTTACTTTTTGTTTTGTAACTGGCAATTCTATTTCATGTACTGGCAATTGTAATTGTTTAAACATTGTATTCTCCATTCAAATGATTTTAATTAAATTTGTGACAATTTTTTTCCTGCTAGTAATTGTGTTACTGAATACAGAGATGCAAGCGGATCAAAGACGAAACCTTTTAAGTGATTAAAGTCCGAAGTTAGTCTTTTATTTAGGGTGTCATTTAAACTCAATATACTACTTCTATCGTTAGGGTCTGTAACGTTTTGTAATAGATAATCTATATAAGATTTTGGATCTATTCTTAATTTTGAAAATATATCATCAGCGCCACTAGAATTTGGTTGTAATCCTATACTATCGGAATTGTGCCAATCTTTCATAACAAATTCTGCTTCTACCGTTGCTACAGATTGTCCACCATCACTGGTCAATATTACTGGATCAACTCTTCTAGGCCAAAATTCATTTATTCTTACGCAGTAAGTTGGCAAGCCAGCCGAATCTAAACTTGCGACTGTACATCCTTGTCTTCCATATTCATCGTAATAATTTACATAATAGCTATTTGGGTCTATGACAAAATTTTGCCATGCATCTAGCATTTTTTTAATCTTCATCTCCTCATCACATAAGAATGTAATTTGTATAGAAGGCCATTTGGCATAAACTGGCATATTTCTCAATTTGCCTTGATGTTTCCATTCTACCGTTTCTATTTCTCTGCCAGGTAATTCAACCTTTGATGCTAATGCTGGTACTAAATTTGAAACCTCTCTGAGTGAGCCTTGATCTTTGGTGAGTCCATATGGAAGATCAAATAGTACATAATATCTCCAAGGCCTCTGAAAGCCTTTTCCGACTGAACTTAAAAAATTTGTTAGACTTGGCGTTCTTAGTGACATTTGTTACTCTTGTTTTTTTGAACCTTCTAGCCATACCTTTGTTTTCGCCACATTTATAAATTTTTCAAAAGGTAAAAACGGTACAAATGGCCAGTATTGTTTTGGTAATTGTTTAAGACTACCACGAACCCTTTCATATTTATAGTGCTTTATGCAGTGTTTATATGTCCTTAACATATCCCATCTTTTAATTCTTTTCACGGTCGGTGGACTAGTTCTAATGCTTGTTCTATTTTCCATTTCATTTTTTATGAAATTATACAAATAGGACGCTCTTAGTCTTGGTGCAACATAATGCAAATTTATACCGTGAAATCCTTCTCTATCTTTTGGAAAGATACTTATGACCAATGGTTGTCTGTCATATTCTTGTGTAGTTTCTGCCATATAGTTGAACATATATAATTCGCCATAAAATACAACTTTTAGGTTGTCATATTTTATTGGTTCATTATACATCTCCTCAAACCAATTCAATTCTTTCAGTTTATTTGTTTCATGTCGTTTGGTTTTATTTGAATACATATCCCAAACTTGTTCTAGTTTTTGTAATATGTCACTATAGTCTTCTATAATCCCAGTTGTTTGATCGTCTTTTCCGTCCATACTGCAAACTCTATATTATTCTTCTTTGCAAACTCTGATGCTTGTTCCCATTTTGCCATATTTCTCGCATATTCAATAGTTTCCTTTAAATATCTTTTATCACTTTTTCCTTTTTTTGGAGGTTTTGTAAATCTTTCTGGTTTTATTTCAACCAACATTTTTTCATTATTTTTAAATTCGATCAATAAATCTACAAAATATCTATGCATGTTATTATCTATTGGACATTTATAGGGTATGACAACTTCTTCTGATGTCCATTTTGTGATGGAAGAATTTCTATCACACCATATAAATACTCTAAGTTCTAGAGAGGATCTATAATATATGGCATTTACGTTGCCAACGTACTTTTGCTTATTTCTGGGATTAAATTGTCCTTGATAGTATTTCATAAACATATTTAGATTATATGCCAGATAACACACAAAGCACACAACAACAAATTGCGGATCTTGTTGCCAGAGCTAGAGCAAATGGTTCAGAATCTGCAATGCAGGATGCAGTATTCTCACAAATAAGATCTGTTATACCACAGGCTGAATTTGATAAACTGAACCTCACCAATCTAGAGTCTGCCTTTACTTGGATAGCATCCAACACAGAATCAGGACTAACTGCATTTAGAGAGATGGTCACCGCCGGCGAAAACCTACTAACAATAGGCTTAGGTTTTGATATTTTCAAATCATCAAACTTGCCGAGAAAGGGCGATGTACAAAAATTTGTTTTTCCTTTTGATTTATTAGATAATGAAGGTTCTAATGGAACAAAAAATTCATCGAGAATTGAAATTGATATAATAGGTAATTCTAATAGACCTGAGCTTACGGATACGATAGCACTTTATATGCCACCGGATATTCAAGCTAGATATAGTGCAAGGTGGCAAGACGATGCGCTAGGTGGGATGGCAGGTGCGGCTACGGAAATAATGGGAGGACTGGGACAAATTTCATCAAACGCCTCACAAGGTGCTTCCAATGTCGCCTCTGGCATAAGAGCAATCGATGCTACCGTATTTGGTAATGTTAGACAAAGGGGTAGTAGATCAATAGTAAATCCACACAAAGCACTATTATATCAATCGCACGATTTTAGAACAATTTCAATAGAATGGCAACTTTTTGCAAGATCTCCCGAAGAAAGTGGAGCAATACATAATTTAATAAAACGATTAAAAGAAGCATCACATTCAGGAGTAGGAGGCGAAGGGGTTGCACTAGGAACAACATTTGAATATCCTGACGAAATGATTTTAAGATTTTATAGCACAGGCAAAAGTAATGCATTTATGTTTAACTTTGGTCCTTGTGTTATAACAAACTTGACCGCAAGATATGGTCCGGGTCAGGCCTCATTTTTTATAGGAACCGGTGCACCTGTTCAAGTTGACTTGAGCATAGAATTCCAAGAAATTTTCATGCTAACAAAAGACCATATAAGGCAGAATTACTAATGAAACATTTTAAATATTTTCCGACAATAGAATATGATGGTTTAGTAGTTACGGATATATTTCGTAGGGCCGTTTTGCAAGAAAAGCTGAAACAAAATATTACTGGATATAATGATGTTAGAATTCCTGAAAATTCCAGACCTGATATTTTGTCCGATCAATATTATGGCGATTCTGAGAATGAATGGTTATTCTTTTATGCCAATGATATGATAGATCCAATACATGATTGGCCAATGAATACTAATGAATTCAATTCATATCTTGAGCAAAAATATAACAGTTCAGATCCTAGTAGAATATTTCAAAAATTAGGACTACTTAATAACGTGTGGATAGACACTTCTGTCAGTTCAACAATAGTTAATTACCAGATACAAAAAACTACTCCGATAGAAATAAACCAAACGATAAAACATCCATTTAGAGATGAATATCGCAAGATTATTTCTGTTGATTTGGCAAATAAAAGGTTTACAATAGAATCGGCGTTTTCTCAACCTTTTCCGTCATCGGCATCTCAATTAGAAAGTGCTGATATTTTGACCGATATACATTCTTATTGGCAAGTATTTGAGGAAGTAGATGTGTATAATGAAAAGACTAATTCAATTAGTGTTGAAAAAGTTCCTGCCGTATTTCAAGTTGATTATGCTACCTGGTTAAATCTTTCCGAATCAAACAGAACAAAATACAGCTTTTATGAATGGGAAATATTACAAAATGATATAAAACGTAGAAGAAGGGTGATCGATAAAACGGAAGCAAACACATTGATAAACGATTTGATTAAAATCTTCAAATAAATTATGGAAAATAATGTAAACGTAAAAGATTACGTACTAAAAGAAATGCGTCTAATTGCATACAACGGACGAGATTATGATATCTCTGCCTTGCGTGGCAATTTAATGATCTATGAGGACATTTTCGGTACACCAATGACAGGAGAATTGAGTGTGACGGATGCTATGGATCTGTGTACTCTTTTTCCATTTATCGGCGAAGAAGTTTTGCGTGTGATATTTACAAAAAGAAATCCTGAGAAACCATCAGAAGAACTTGATCCTATCATACTAGAATTTGACGTTTACAAAGTCACGGGAAGAACAATACTTCAAACTAAAGCACAACAATATACATTTCACTTGCTTTCCAGAGAGAGTTGTAATGCATATAAAAATAAAGTGTTCAAGGGATGGAAGCACGTAAAATATTCTGATATGGTCAAAGATGTATTTAATAACTACATCACCGATACCACAAAACCAGAGCAATCTAGAAAGAAACTAATAGTAGAAGAAACATCAGGTGAGCATAACTTTTGTATTGGAAATAAAAGTCCATATGAATTGATAAACCTTTTTGCGGCCAGATCAATACCAAGCGGCTCAACGAATGGCAAAGGTCATATGCCACCTTATCTATTCTTTGAAACTAAAACAGATTTTAGATATGTTAGTTTGGATTCTCTATTATTGCAGGAACATACTGAAACGTATGTCAGAAGAATTGCTAATATGAGAAATCCTGAAAACTATAGTAAAGAAGTTGAAAAGGATATTAAACGAATTGAGTTTATAGACTGGGTAGGCTGGTACGACACGATGAGATTCCTTGATATGGGATTTTATGGCCAAGAATTGATAACGGTCGATTCGGTTTTAAGAAAATTTAACAAATACGATTTCAAAATAAATCGTGATTGGGATAGTTTCAACAAGCTGGAACCAGAAAGGGTTATATCGGAAAATAGCCATCTTGCCGATTCTGTGATGGCACATAGAAAATTAATAAGCACAAATTTGGGAATAGAATCCTATAATCCAGAAGAACATTCATTAAATTTGGAATCATATGCGCTGAGTAGAACTGCCAAATTGGCTCAAATGTTTTACACGAGATTCGCTATGAGTATACCAGGCGATCCTAGACGAAATGTTGGTGAGGTCATCAAAATAGAGCTTCCTGAAGAGGCCGGAGACGTTGACTCGAACAGACCCGAAAAGTATAATAGATATTATTATGGCAATTATTTAATAACATCATTAAAGCACCACATATCATTCACAGCATACACGATAGATCTTGAAGTGGCAAGAGATGGATTCTGGCAAAAAATTGAACACGAAGATCCATTTGAGCGATACAAGGACACTGTTTAATTATAATTGACACGACATTGTGATCGTGTTATATTCAACATACGCTCTACAAAGAAGAGAGGGTTGAATATATGAATAAAGTCACGTATAAACTGCATTACTTAGCGTGTCCATACACACACGCCGATAAAGCTGTAATGAAAGAAAGATTCAAAAAAGTTACCGATGTTGCGGTTGAACTTTTAAAGCAAAACGTTTTTGTTTTTTCTCCCATATCATACAATGCACCTTGGGAAGATTATGAACTACCGCATATTTTTTCATTTTGGGAACACTTTGATAAAGCATTTGTCGAAAGATCTGATAGTGTGATAGTACTCAAATTAGAAGGTTGGGAAAAATCAGTAGGCGTAAGAGAAGAAATTAAATATGCACAAGGTCTTGGGTTGCCAATTTATTATGTAGATTGGGAACAGGTGGAAAACGGCGAACTTGCCAATATGCTGAAAGGAGAACAATAGAATGCCGTACATTAAAATCGAAGAAAGAAGACTTTTAGATACGTATATAGACGAATTAATAGAAAAATTGGTAGATATAGTTCATTTTGGTGAGACGGGTGATGGATTACTGGCCGGTAGATTAAATTATACTATTACCAAACTCATACTTGGTTATATTGAATTTGCTAAAGAACATGTAGATTTTTATGGTGTTGGTTATTCCGATTGGAATGAAATAATGGGTGCACTTGAGTGTGCCAAACTAGAGTTATATCGTATGCAAATTGCTCCATATGAAGATATCAAAATCAAAGAAAACGGCCCTGTTATTCCAAAGATAGAGAAAAAGACACTAAAACAATTAAAGAAGTCGGTCAAAGAGTCCAAGAAATCGTTTGAAGATGCAATTTCAAGACACAATGAAGATGTTGCACTTGGCAAACTACAGACCAAGCACAAATTTGCTTCACCTGAAGAATTGCATAAGTTTTTGGGCACAAAGAAGGGTAAGAAAGAGTTTGAAAAGGCCGTAAAAGAAGCGGAAGAAAGTGATGAATAGTCTAAAGTATACTTTCTTATATTCTTAAAATGATAAAAATTGATATTGATAAATATATACTACAGTGTCATAGTGTCACTATAAAGCTAAGGAATAGTCGAGTCTTCTAAAATTAGGTTGTGAAATGAAATTATCGAGTGATACCAAAGTTTTTTTGGTCGATGTAGTTGCGGTTTTATTTGTATTAACAGTTATAGTCTTATTTTCTATATTTTCCGAAGATTTAATAAAAAGAGGTGCTTTGAATGAAACAACAGTTGTCAGGGGTTTTGAACAACCTAAAAAGTAATTTGCAAGATTTAGAATCTGCAATCTTTGACTGTAAAATTATTTCTGAACTTGAAGGTCAGAGTGGACTTTCGGAAAGACTTCATCTCTATGAAAATATTGTTCATAATCAAAAGCGATTATTATCCGAGCTAGAAAGTTGGTCGCAAAAGAACGATCATGAAAACTTTTTCCGCTGTCTCGATCAAATTAAAAAATCAATAACAGTACTATGCAATGATGCACAGTATGTTTCGGAATCTATGATTCCCGCAGTTTTAAATGGTTAATCTCTAACCTTAAATGTATTTGGCAATGGCATCAGCCATTCACAAATTATAGCAGCTTCTGGATCGGAACTTTTACCCGTATCCGAGTTCCAGGAGCCTATTTTTTCTCCAATTTTGTGATTATATAAACAAAAAAATACTTGATCAAATTCCTTTAAATTCGGTTCACTTTTTTGAAAAATTATGATAGAATGATATCCATCTTGCTTTCTAGCAAACAATTTCATATTTTCAATATCATTAGATGTGCTTCTATTAAATCCCTTCTCAAAGAGAAGTTTGGACAATTTATTTTTATCTTCTGATATTAATTTTAATAGTCTATTTTTTATTGTCATTTTAATTAGAATGATATATAATGTTTTCTATATGAGTATTTATTGAGAGTTTTTTAGCATATATGAGTACTAAAATAACACTTAAACATTATCCAAAGGAGGATGAGTCGGAGAAACATTTAGATTTTCACTTTTACCGAGAATTTTTCGACGACAATAATCTTTACTTAGAAACTAACATAGAAAATCTTTTGTCTCTTGATATCGAGACTCAGAAGGTTCGTTTAAAAATACCAGTCCCCGTTTTTCTAGAAATGTCAAAGGTGTATATCGATGTAGACAGTGATATGTTATACTTTGACGATAGAGAATCATTAGAAGAATGGGTTACGGCTTGCGTTGCAGATCGATTGCAGACGACAAGGAAGCAAGAGCAAGATGATGCTAGTGCGAAATTTAAAAGACCTTCGTTCGATCAATTTGGCGGATGGGGTGTTCACATTTATGGACCAATAACCGATCCAATAGAAACTCAAATTGCAAACGGAGTTGAATACTGGTCCGCCGAGATCACCAGACAAAAAAGAATATGGAAAGAAATATCAAAGATAAGAAATAAAAACACAAAAGCGGAGAATGCGGAATGAGTTTAAGTTTATCCAAATATCTAGCCACAAATAGGGGCGATGTATATTTGATTTTTAGAAAACTTAGAGGTTGGAACTTTGATATCAAAGATCATTCCTTGTATATGGAAAAGGATGGACTAATAGTTAGTGTTAGACTTGTTGGTCCGCCTGTGATACACTATAGATATAAGAAGAACGAAATAAGCATTTATGTATCACCAGAGATGACGGAGCGTGTAATAAGACAGGATGGTGATGTTCAGTTAATACAAAGACAGGTTGATAAACTAATCGGAGAGAAAAGTGCATAAAGACGAAGCTGAGTGTGTTGTGACTTGCAATTCTCTACTTTCTGCATTTAGATATGCACTGGGCAGAAAAACTTATATTGTTAGTATCGTCGTTGAAGATATATTAAGAAATTGGAATAATCTCAACGCCAATACTAGAGAATTAATTACGGATGAAATTCGTGAGGCCAGATTAGAAAATAGATTAGGTATGCGAATGGACGCAGACCAATGGGAAAAAATTTTGAGAAAGCATCTTGAAGAATCTTGATCTGATGTTTAGAAAGAGATTGTGTATAACATTTGTTTTTTAATAGGAGAAAAACTATGTCAATTCTTTCGGAACTTTTGGGAGGGTCGCCTTTCATCGGACATTCACCAAAAAATTATACAGTCAATTTGAATTTAGCAGGACATTCAACCGAAGATGTAAATATAGAATATAATGAATTAAGTAGAATTTTAAGCATTTCTTCGGACAAATCTAATGAATTTGTTAGTCCTTTTAAGTATACTTATAAAATATCATCTGTGGTTGAAGCTGAGGTAGAATCGGCTGTACTAAAAGATGGATTGCTTGTAGTAAAATTTAGAGAAAAGGAGAATTTGGAACATGTGAAGAAAATAGATATAAAAAGTTCGTTTGATTGATTGTTGTAATTTTTGAGTTGACTAGTCGTGAGAAGTATTATAGAATGTATATTAGATTGTATGATACAATGTCTGTTTTGGTTTACGGTATCACTAATTTTTCTGAGTCAGTTTGTGATACCGTTTTGTAAGTTTGTCACTGACTTTTAGTGGTAATGAAAGAGGAGAATAATATGACAGCTAATTATGAATTGCATTCGTTGTGTGAAAACATCGCACAATTTTTAGTGCAAAGATTTCCAGAATCGAATATCGCAGTATCTTCCGTAACCAATCCAAAAGCAAAAACAAGCACACCCGATGAATGGAAAATAAAGGTCTATTATCGAAATAAGAATGGTGTTGATGGAGTTTGTTTCTTTTCGGAAAGCGATAACATCAGAGACGTTTTATATAAATTGGAGTATTTCATAAATGTTGACCAACATAGTAAAGGTGCATAGTCATTTTGATTTAACGCAGTGGTGTGCAAAAAATCAGTTGAACGACATGTTTATAATACAGTATAGACATGGACTTCTAACCGTAGAAAAATATGCACAAGAAGAGTGCGAGAATCATAGTACTAGTAATTGGAACTTAATATACAGAAAGCGTATAAGTGATGATTATAATGACAATGAAATGTCCACGTATGAAATGAAGAAAATACTCATAGAAGATCAATTAATGAATTTTGGTAAGATCAAAAATCTCTGGTATAAATTTGCTTGGAAACTGTTTCATGATTAGGAACAAATATGTATTTGATTAGGAAGAAGGAGAACAATCAATATCTAAAAATTAGACCTGGCAAAAACGATTGTATAGAATTAGAAATTGATGAGGACAATCCGGTATACTTTGTTACTGAAAATCATTCCTTAGCAGAAAAAATATGTGATAGAAGTTCTCATTTTCACAGCATAGAAGATCTGGCGGGATATAATATAATTCCGCCACTCGATAGAAAATGGCAAAATGAAAATGGTGAAATAAAAATTATCAGAAACATATTTGAAATTGTAGAAATTGTAATAACAATGGATTGATATGGCATCAAATACCACAATAATAAACAAATCAGAATACTTATACGATCTCAATAGTTTACATGCATTTACGAGTAGTTTAAAATGCAAAGTTAGAATTGGCAACTTTACCGAATCTAATACGATAAAGTGGGATGCATTAGTAGAACAAAAAGATGGTTCTGTTCATCAAATAATTTGTAATGACTTGAAATCTCTAGTAAAAGAAACTGCCGAATGGCTCAGGACCAAATATTTTGAAAAATTAGAATTTTAGTTGTTTTTGTTGATCACTCGTGATACTATAATTATAGTTATAGTCGAGGTATTGAAATGAAAAAGTATACTGAAATAAAAATAGTATGCATAAGTGATACTCACACTAAGCACACACAATTAAAGACAGTGCCAACTGGTGATATTCTTATACATTCTGGCGACATCACCAACGTTGGCGAGATTAATAGTCTTTATTCTTTTTTGTCTTGGTTCGATAAATTTGAACACCAGCATAAAATATTCATAGCAGGGAATCACGATTGGTGTTTTGAGAAGTTTCATTATAATGCCACTAGTTGTTATCAAATTTTAAAAAAGTTTCCCAATATTACATATCTGCATCATCAATCTCATTATATTTCATCGTATGACCTGAACGTGTTTGGTTCGCCATACACACCATATTTTTTTGATTGGGCATTTAACATACCAAGAGGTAAACTTTTTGCATATTGGGATCAGATACCAACAAACACCGATGTATTAATTACTCACGGTCCTTGTTTTAACATCTTAGATAAGAATTTAAATGGCGAAGCGTGTGGTGATGTAGAACTTTTGAATGCAGTTAAAAAGTTAGACAATCTGAAATTGCATGTTTTTGGTCACATACACACTAAACAATATGACTTACAGACTAAGAAAAAATTTGGTGTAAAGTTTGTAAATGCATCGGTATTAGATGAACACTATGAATTGTTAAATCAGCCCGTTGTTGTGAAGATGAGAAGAGATTTTAATGATGTAAACAGTAAATGGGTTGTATCAAGATAGGAGAAGAACATATGCCCATAGTTGAATATAAATGTCAAAGATGCGATCATACATTTGAGAATGTAGAATTTAGTGAGGAAGATAAACCAACTTATTGTGCCGATTGTATGGCTACGGATACTCTAGTACGAGTTTTTCCATTACCTAGTAAGCCTCAATTTAAGGGTAAAGGCTTTTATGAAACGGACTATAAAAAGAAAACTGATTAAACTTAACAAAGGATGTAAATGAGTGCTGAAAATGTATTGTTGAACGTTGTGACAAGAGATAAAAATGATCCATTATCCATTTCTTGGAGACAAGCTAAGGTAAATGGAATAACTTGCTCGACCAAACCTGGAGATTTTAGATTGACTCTTTATTTTGATGATTCTCCTAGTGTGACCGTGGGATTTTTCCTTAAAGACTCATCGACTGTAGAAACTATTTTAAATTTATTGACAAAAGATTATGATTTGGCACTGAAACCCGCTTTACTAGAAAATGATGGTGTGCTAAAATACCAACTAGGCTCAACATTTGTGGAAATATTTCTGTAAGGCATATAATGAGAAAATTAGCTTCTGTTAGAAAAATAGCAGACATCAATTCGATTCCTGATGCCGATAATATAGTCGTAGCTAGGGTCGATGGATGGTCGTGTGTAGTTAGAAAAGATCAATTTAATGTTGGTGATAAAGTTGTTTATTTGGAGATTGATTCTGTCGTTCCAGTTGATCTACTGAAACGTGCAAATTTGTGGGATGAAAAGACATCAAAGGGTAAATTGAGAGGGCCTGGTGGTGATAGAGTAAAAACGATTACTATTAGAAATCAAATATCACAAGGTTTGGTATTTCCGCTTCAAGGATTTGTGGATGTATCAACGGCAGAAGGTGCTGATGTCACAGAACAATTAGGAATAACAAAGTACGAACCAGAATTGAAATTCATATATGCGGATATACTTGGCAAGTTTCCGCATTTCATAAGAAAAACAGATCAAGAAAGAATACAAAACATGTTTTCTCATCTACAGTCACTACCACACGATTTGAAATTTGAGGTGAGTGAAAAATTAGATGGTAAAAGTGCAACGTTCTTTCATCATGAAGGTAGATTTGGCGCTTGTAGTAGAAACTTTGAGCAGAAACTAGGTAAAGAAAGTGCATGGTATTGTGTTGCTGAAGAATTGGAACTTAATCACAGATTGAAAGGTACTTCTGTCGCCTTACAGGGAGAATTAATAGGACCAGGAATACAATCGAATTCATATAAATTGAAAAAACCTACTCTCAAGATATTTGATGTATTTGATATAAGAAACCAGAGATATTTTTCTTCTCAAGAGAGAATGGACTTTTTAAGTTTGATAGGACTCGATGCAAGATTACATCATGTACCAACGTTTAGTAATGTAAGTTTGGAGGATTTTGAATCTCTGGATATTTTAATAAACTGGGCAGATGGCAGATCTGAATTGGCAGATGTACCAAGAGAAGGTCTTGTGTTTAAGTCTTTTGGTGATGCACGTAACTATACCTCTTTTAAGGTGATATCAAATGAATGGCTCAGAGGAAATAAAAATTCGTGATATAATTAGATGTAGGGGTGAATTGTACTCAGTTTTGCGTGTTAAATCATCCTTGAAAATGCTAAGGGTGATTAAACCGCACGGCGATCAGCATGGCAAATGGATAAAAATGAGCGATTGTGAATTTGTTGGTAGACCTATTTTTGATTTTTTAAAGGGATGGTGTCCGGAGGGTAGAATATGAACGACGACGATGTAGATAGAATAATTAAAATCATAGATTTGAATAGAAAGTTCTTATTCTTTTTGATCGGCATAATAGTAGTTTGTTTTCTCTTTAGTGGTTGTGCCGATTTTAAAGAGGCATTCTTTCCAGAAGAAGATCCTTGCGTTGGACCTAATTGGAGATATCTATCGGAATGTAAAACAGATCCGGACTTCGATGTTGATGAATATTACTAAAATTCTTTTTGATTATTATAATTCTGTAAATCGAGCAGAAGTTTCGCCACACAGTGTGGCCACAGATCCCATATTAACCAATTTCAATTCAAGCAGAAGTTTTACTCGACAGGCCATTGTACTACAAACCGCAAAATCAATATTCGCAAAGGCGATGTCTTATGGCATAGATCATACACAGATATTTCATATAGTAAATTTTCTTTGGGATATCAAACTTTCTAACTCACAGTGCTATACATTTTTTTTGGAAGAGTTTCCTGATATATCGATTGAGTTTATTATAGGCGAATTGACTTCATATGTTTCTAATTCGAGTGAAATTGCTATAGGATTTTTTGTATTAGAATTTAATAACAGTGACGATAAGACTCCATCTGTAATAGATCCAAATTTTAATATTTCTTATGTGTGTGTTCCTAGTTCATCGAATAATAGAATAAGAGGGCCAAACAGATATACGACGAAGCATGGCGAGTTTACATTTGAGCGCAGACATAGTGATCGTGTATATCGAAACCTTGGTGCTAATTTTAATTCGGTAAAATGTAATGAATGGTTTGAGGGAATCATTAAATATGTGCTGCTTAAAAACGTTAAATCTGATTTCAAATAGTTTTTAAGACCTTTTTTTATCGTTTCCCGAAAGGATGTTAATCAATATGGAAGATAAAAAAACTATAAACATCACCAAAGAGATACTTCAGTATCATAATACTTATGGCATCGGTACGCACCTACTTAAACACGATAATCCAATATTAGAAAACTTTATTGTTGATTGTGAGCGAGAATATCATTTGCCTTATTTGGAATTGATGGAAAAAATCATTCTAAAAAATCAAAGTGTCGTTCCATATTGTCTAAACGTAAATCACAAGTTGTCAATGTGTTACGTATTTGAAGAAGGCAAATATCAAGTTTTGGCAATAGTTGGAATTTCTCCTGTCGATTTTGAATTAATTGTATTTTACGTGTTGACTAAGAATACAGGAATGAAGTACAATTCAATTATATATGTTGAATGTCCACCTTGTGCCGTTGCCGGTAGTAAAAGTGGTCCTTACATAGTATTCGCCGATGACAGAACTACCATTCATAGAAAGTATGGAGAAAAGCTAGAGATATCTTCTTTTACACAAAAAGATAGAATTAATACTATTGTGAGAATAATATATGGAACAAAAAAAGCTGAATATCATAGATGAGATTAGAAACTGGCACTATTCCGATGGTCATAAAACTATTTGTCCCACGATTAGAAATAATTTCGATGTAGAGTTCATTGATTGTAATCCTTTTACCACAACACACAACGCAAAAAAATTACAATTATACTCGGCACACGGATATGACTTTAAAAATAGAATAGATCATTCAATTAGAATCTGGTCAAGGCCTTTGTACACACAAGTATTTTTGTATGAGAAGCAAACTAATAACATTTTGTTATCACTAAACAAAGACCACGTATACGATCAATACGAATTTACTAGTGCAGGTCACACTATAAAGTTTGAAAACCTAGAAGAACATAAATCAAAATTACAAAAGCTATTGTTTGTTCTTTTTCTGTCTCAACGCAATGTATCAAATTCTATTGGGAGCAAGTTATAAAAATGAGCACAAGTAGAAGTGGATTTTTAAAGGGATTGAATAAACTCGGCTTCAGTGAGAAGTCGGTAAACACACAAATGAATAGATATTTTCCCAGAGAGTTTTTTGAAAAGGGTGATCACGTAGTTGCAATGTCAACAAAGAATAATGAAGTTGAAGTCACTTTATATCACACAAAAGCCAAAACTATACTAAGATTTGATAATTATAAAGATGCATTGAAGTCGATAGTGAACGAAGAGGACAGAATCCAAAATAGATTATCCACATTGCTCGATGATGTAGAGATAGATAGCGAACGCATTCTATCGTTTATAGAATTGATCTCTAGCTACCCTTGTTATATGCCACAGAGCACGGTAATTGAAAATGAACGATTGAAGTTGTCTTGGTCGAATCCAGAAAAGAAAGCACAATTGACTGTATTGATCGATCAAAGTGGAGATTTTCATCAAGAACTGAAAGTGAGAAAAGTAATAACGAACAATTCAAATAATCACGAAGAACTTTTACTTACATTGAATAGATATTTTTCATAACGATATAAAAAATTCAGTTATTAAAAATTATTTAATAACTGCTAATCTGATAGAATATTTTGATTATGAAATGAATGGATTTTTCTTTTTTGTGCCTGGCATCAAAGAGTATTCACTATCTGGCATATCTTTGATTTTAATTTCTGCTTGTATTTCGTAGAATTCTGATCTTGTCGACACACGAACCTTGAAGTCACCACTTCCCGTCAACACTGGTATATTCTTTGGCAATTTAAGTGGATTTTTTGACGATATGAGATAGAAATCGTCTCCTGCTTGCATATACAATGCCGGTTGTGTTTTGCCAACTGTGTAATGTTCTGTCACTACTTTTCCTAGGTTGTAGTTTTCTTTGCTGGCGATATATCTGTTCACTCCAGGTTGTTCAAAGTATGCCTTCATGACCATTAATGGAACAGCACCAGGTTCTTTTAGTCCTGATAATGTCGTTGGCAGCTTCAACTGTTTCAATGGTATACCAGAGAACTTTGATATATTTTGTAAAAACTTTTTAGTTTGTATCGATTCGTTTAAAATGTCTACGGTATATTTTGCGGCGGGTGTTTTATAAGTTGTTTGCCATTTTCCACTATGATAGAACACTCTTGGATTTGAAAGATTGTCTGTGTGACTCATCTTAACCTCAAGCCACACCTCTTTTGATTGATATTTTACTTTTACATCAGGATAATCTACGCCAACCGAAGGTCTTTCTGCCTTAACGCCAATTATTTTGTCGATGTATTTGGCAACATCTTTTTCATATTTGTCTGATTTGGCGCTCATTTTTTGATTTTTTGAATAATTGAAATGCAAGCATATATATTTATACTATAGTCAAATTATTAGTCTAGTCAATAAAAAATGGTTGTAATATAATACCATTTGTGAGATACTAATAATTAGAACAGAATAATAAACCATAGGAGAATGTAATGAAAGATTTGAAAACATTCCTAGCTGAACAGTCTGAAAAATTGACCGCAAAATATATCGACGACAATTTTGTAGATTTAGCTGAAAAGTTATCATCTGATCTGAAGTCTGTTTTGGGTGATAGATATGTTGTATTCAAAAAGGCTTCAAAAAATCTTGGTAATAACATATACCTACACATACACGACACGAAACCATATAATAACATAGCAGAGAATTCACCGGCGAGCATAAAATTAATGATGCATCTTTCTTCTAATTACGGTAAACTCGTAAATCTTTCTTCCGTTTCTTGGGAGTTAGTTTCTTCACACTACAAACAGAGAGATGTTGTGAAGTTTAGAAAAATCACATCAAAAACTTCAATAGAAGATGCAAACAAAAAATTAGTCGATTGGTTTAAGAAGACAAAACCAGCACTAGATTCACTTATTTCCTGATCTAGCTGCAATCCACTGTCTAGCTTGTTGTGAGCGGGGTGGTTTATCTACAAACCTTTTAATGCCTTTGAACACATCGTTCAATATGGCCTCATCTGCATTATTATTGTCAACAACGGTAAAATTTTGTGAACCGAACAAACTTTGAAATCTTCCTATATTGCTTTGAACATCGTTCCAATACTGAACTACAAGATCATCCGAAACACTACGAGCCCTTTTGCGATTACGTTCTTTGGCGACTTCAAGTGAAGTATTCACAAACAACAAATAAGTATCATAACCGAGCTTTTCTAATTCTGCTTTCTTTTTGGCAATTTTGTCATAGTCTCTTCCAGTACCATCTATGACAAGACCTAATCTACCTTCGAGATATATTTCTTCTCTTTTTGTTGTTATTTTTTTGGCTTTGTCTCTTATGTCAGCAAACTTCTTCAATTCATCGGGTGACATTAGATTCATATTTGAACCTACATTATGCTTTTTGAGTAGAAACTCCAAAACCTCGTCCGAATTGACAACCTTTAATCCAAGAATAGCATTTGGTAGTGTGTTTTTAGAAACAAAAGATTTACCAGAGCCAGGTCCGCCGGCAAGAAATACCGCTTTAAATATGCCTTGATCACTAACGCCTTCTGATATGAAGAACTCTTGAAAACTTTTCATTTTGTTCTTGACCCTATGATTATTATATGACACAATGCCACGCATTATATTATTTATTCAAAGTAAAAGCAATGGAAACACACAAAAGAACAATAACAAGAGCTTTAACCTGGAGAGTAACGGCAACATTACTCACAGCACTTTGGACGGGCATTCATGGCGCCATAGCAATCAACGTTCTGATGATATTTGCACACTATGCACACGAAAGGATTTGGCTACGAGTAGGATGGGGAAAGTGACCGTAAAATAAACAATAAATAGATGAAAGCAAGATCAAAGGTCTCTATCAGTTATGAAAAACTTTAAGAACTTTCTCACTGAAATCACACTATCAAGAGGAGAGGCAGAAACTATTCTCAAACTGCCCTCTAGCTATACGTCAGATGATGTCAAGAAAGCATACAAAGTTGCCGCCATTGCGAATCATCCAGACAAGGGTGGTTCAAAAGAAATGATGCAGAAGATCAATTTGGCTTATGAGCTATTGAAATCCTCATCAAGAACCGCAAAAACTACACCGACAGTCAATACAAACGAAAGAGTACTACAAGTGCTCGATGCGATGGTCAAAAATCTAAACGTAGCCGCATACGAAAAACACTTTGAGTCGATATTCAAAGAGAACTTTGAAAGCAAGATCGAAACCAATCGAGAGCACGTAAAAAACAAAGGCGTTTGGTTTTGGTACATCACACTAACTGTTCACAACAAAGACAGAACAAAATACTTTGAACTCAGCATTATGAACTCAGAACGTCCCGTTGCCTCACTTGGTGGTGGTGATGCAGAACAAGAAATCTCTATGAGATCTTTTGCTTACAAAAATGGCAAGAAAATCAAGATGACACAAAAGATGTACAATTCTGTGACCGTATCAAAAGCGATGAACTCGCCAGAGTCTCTGTTTCCGAAGAACAAACTAGAACAAGAAACAGCAAAAAAGAAAATCACAAAAGCTGATATGCGTTCATTCCTCGCCAAAGAAATGCAAGCACAAGATATGGACAATCTAGGTACAATGGTATTCATACCACTAGACGAACTGAACGGCATATTGGTGACAAGAAGCGTGATGATGAGAACACCAGCGTATTCGATAGAGCTATATCAAAGGGTGAAGCCAGGATCTTTGAGACTAGTGCCACTTCAAAAGACTGTGCAAATATTCAGGGCACCAGAAGTACCAGAAACCATAGAATTGATCAGAAAGCTGAAAAAGCTAAAAGATGTGAATAAAATACAAAAAGAGATAGAGTCTGTCAAAGACCACTTTAGGCGGCTCTGGAGCTAAATCCAAGAGCAAAAACCTTTTAAAAGGCCTTTTTTATCGTTTCCGGAAAGGATCTTTGATTGTCAAATTGAATAAAATTTTCATATTCAGAAAGCTAAGAGAGCAAAAGTAAAAATTAAGAAACCTTAGAAATCATCGATCTATCAAGAATGCCATAAGTGATGACATTACCAGTGTGTGACTGTATACCTTCACGTTGTTTGATACAATTAAACCCCATTGAACGAATTGATTGAATAACGTCAGGTTTGTACATCCAAAACCAAACTGGCTTGCTACCTGAATATTTGAGTGAATCTAGCTTTTCTGCAATATCGATTGCTGTTTTTTCAGTAACTCTGTTTTCTTCATATCGATCCATTAGTGCAGTTTTTAATCTGCCCCGAACTTCTTCAAATGGTACAGAAATCTCTGCTGCACGAAATCCAAGATCAATATCATCAATTCTTTTGGTTATGCGGTATTCAGTGACCTCACCCCTTGCGCCAGTTTTTCTATCAAACGAATAAATGCCAGCATGTTCTCTTGAAGTGCTGACCCAAAGAATAGGAGAATTGGATACACCGAAAGATCCTCGATATACCACCAATGTTTCTGATATGAATTGATTAAAGCGTAGTACCATATACAATATTTATTCTTACTTTTCTATTGCAACGTGTTCTATAGTATAGTAACATAAAATATAACAGACAGCAACGAGGATACAATATGGAAATGACAAAAGAACCAGAACTATTGGCAGAAGATTATGTAAATCAATTCAATCGTGAGGCAGAATGGTCGGCCACTGATGTCGAAATAGCTTGGTACGATGGTTACGAAACAGGTGCGAGAGAAGTTGAAACGCTCAAAGAAAGAATCAGAGAACTAGAGAAAAAACTACAAGAAGCAAAAGATGATTGGAAATGGATGACAGAAAGTAGGAAATGATGTGTCAAGATACACACCAAAAATAGCCAAAACGAATCTAGAACATGGTGCATACTATAGTGGCAGATGCAGAAATGCGACACAAGCACGATGGAATGCAACTATTCAAAGATTTGTTTATTGGCGAACAAAATTCGATCACAAGTTTCTAGAACAGATTTGCCATCCAGAAGATGAAAAGCATTTTGATGTATTCGTGGTGGAGGAACGAATCGATCAACCAATTGAAGAGATACCATTGCACGATCACAATCAAAGCTAATTGTCAAGCACTATGTTGTGAACTAAATCCTCGATAACACTGAAGAATAATTTTTTATTTTTTGTTGCAATGGTTGACCAATTTTGAGATACTAATAATAGAGATAAACACTATTATTCATGAAAATGTGGGGGTAGAACATGGAAGAAACATCATCAACAAAGGTGAAGATTGTTAAGGGTCGTTGGATTGACAATACCGAAAAGCTAAACGCCTATGATCTTTTGCTTCAATTTCTTGATATGGCACAGTCCTTTGAGATTGAAGTGTACGGTTTTGTAATGACACTACACAATTTTCTCGAAAGAAATAAGAAAAAATTGAAAAGATCTTCCAGAAAACAATTTTACAACGATATGATTGACGATATTGATTTTCTTATAAACGAAAAGATTAGACCAAACGGTTTAGTTGCACTATGGGAAGATGGTTATTATGTTGTGGATTGCTTGTTTGAGCAAAGTGACGTAATTCAATAATTTTTATGTTATGGTGTGACTATGATACGATTCAATCTTGGATACGTGTTAAAATTGCTAGAAGAAAGAGAGGGTCGCCGTCCCACACTAAAAGAATTATCTGAAAGAAGTGGTTGTGATAGAAATGTGCTTTCCAGAATGAGAAGCGCACCAGATGTCATACCCTCAGCAACAGTGATCGATAAGATGGTTCAATTCTTGTTCAACGAACTAAAAGATGATGATCAAACAAAGCATGAAGCATTGATCAAAGAAATCATCCACAATTTTGTATCAATATTTCCCGATGATCAAAAGTATTGGAAACAAATTCCTAAAGGTATTCAAGATAACCCTAGTGTTTCGTTAGATGATGTGTGGGACATTTACAATAATCAAGCAAGTAGTTGATATGATTGATGAATAAAAAGCCAAAAAACTATTGACACGGAGTGCCAAATTTGAGATACTAATAATAGAGATAGTGATCAAATAAAGGAAATCATCATGAACACGATTGAGCTTGCACAATTCAGAAAAGAGATAAAGGCACTTGGATTCAATATAAAAACCACTAGACAGTCATTCGGTGAATTCGGTGACATTTTTCAGATTGAAAGTAATAAGAAACTTCATACAATATTTCGCAACAATGAAGATCTTGAAAGCTGGAAGCCATTGTTTCGATATGCTAAACAATTCGATGCTATACTGAAGAATGGGCAAAAAGTGATAACTCATATACCGAAAACATTTAAAGATTGATTTGTGGTTGTAGTGATTAAGGGAGAAGCACCATGAAATATTTTTATGTAAAGAAAACAACACCAGGATCGAATCGTCAATTTTATGTTGATGAGAATGATTTGATTGAATTGATTAAATTGAATGAAAAAGAAAACTATAACATAACGGAAGTTGATTTGAACACACTGAATATAGACACGGAAGATGGAATTTCTGTAAGGCTCTGGCTTGGATTGTGCTTGAAACTGGATAATGAGCATATAACCCGATACTACTATGCAACCGTAGATGATGCATTAACAACCTTTAGAAAAGATTTTGATCGCTATCAGTCCGAATGGTTAAGTGATTGATATGATTGGCGAATAAAAAAGCCAAAAAAGGTATTGACATAGGAGGCCAAATTTGAGATACTAATAATAGAGATAGTAATCAAATAAAGGAAAATATGAACGTAGCAGAATTTATTGACTTCTTAAAGCAATTTCCACAAGATGCCGAAGTTTATGTTGGTGTGAACGATCCGATCTATCTCATGGACGATACTGTAGAGTGTATCAAACACCAATCGTTTGAAGGTAAGGATGGCGTTGAATTTGTTGATTATACTACCAATCCTTTGTTGAAGAAAACCCATCCGTACTTTGGTAAGAAAGTGGTGTTTTTGGGCGAATCATCATGAACTACAAGTAGTTGATATGATTGGCGAATAAAAAAGCCAAAAAGGTATTGACACCGTATGCCAAATTTGAGATACTAATAATAGAGATAGTAATCAAATAATGGAGACGATATGAAAAGATTCTTACAGTGTGAAAACCATAAAGGCGAAAGATTTCAAATAGAATTCGATAAAAAGATAAGCAAAAGAAACTTTCTTAATGCTATAGATGAATATGATTACAGTGAAGACCGAAAAGGCCTCGATGAAAGAATCAAGCTGGCAAGATTGTTTTATACAGTAAAAAATGTGAACAAGAGTTTTGGTTATTCAAACGTGAAATAATGGATTCACTATGTATGAAGACCTTTTAATACCATATTCTAGTGAGAGAGATATGATAAACACACTAGAGGAATTACAAGAAACGGTTTTGTTTAATATTCATAGACTATATGAGACTGATCCAAGTAACCACAGAGTATTGGATACAATGTGGGTAGCTTATGAAAATTTGTGTAAATCAGTGTTACAATTGAAGCAAGCTGGTGGTATTACCATTCCTAAAGATATTAAGGGAGAATGATTATGAAACTATTTTCCAACCTAATTCATAGCAAGTGTAAATCCGTTCTCGATACGTACAAGTGGAAAAGCAATGACGGAAAACACGTTTTGATCGCCGAGTGTGTATATTGGGGCGATGATAAGAGGCAAGATCAATTCAAGATCATACAATTATTTGAGAATGAAATAGTGGCGGGTGAGTTATTGAATTTTAGGACTCATTATATTGATTCCGTAGATAAGTGGTTGAAAACATTCGATGATGAAAAAATTGAAATGACCTTATTTTAATAAAAATAATCCACAAAACTATTGACACCGTATGCCAAATTTGAGATACTAATAATAGAGATAGTAATCAAATAATGGAGACGATATGAACCTAGACAATCTCGATAAATCACAAGTAAAACAGTTATCGGAAAGTATCACTAAAGCAATTCTAGAAGGATTACAGGTAAGATCAGGTGGTCGTGGTTTTGGTTGCGGTAGAGCTTATGTGTGTTTAACAAAAGTACCAACAAAGGTATTGAATGCATATAAGCAAGGCGCCGAAAGGGCAGGATTAAGATACATAGGAAAAGCATACGGTGCTGGTGATAGAGCCATTTACGTTGGTTATGATAACTCTGATGGTAGAGCACTAGCACAGGCCAAAGCAATTGCGGAAAAAATTCAAGCATTAGGATTACCAGCATACTATGATGGTGCCGATGATTGATAACTTATCAAATAGGAGAATGAAATGACAAAAGTGAACAATAAACAAGAAGCAATAGAGGCAGTCCAAACGATTGTAAAGGAGCTTGAAGACATTCTCCAATTTTTCAAAGATAATGATATCAGAGATTGGAAATTTGTGCCGTGTCTTGCTAATTGTAGCATATACAGCCGCCTTAATAGGGCAGTGAATAACGTTAAGGATCAAGTATCCGATGCACAAAGTACCGCACAAAATATTGTGACCATACTTGAAACAATTAAGGAGTAATCATGTCAACTAGATCAACTATAGCAATTCAATTGAACGATCAAAGCGTAAAGCATATTTACTGTCACTGGGACGGTTATCCGGAAGGTGTGGGCGATACGCTATTAAGATCATACAATACAAGAGAACGAGTACTTGAATTGATGGAGCTGGGCGATCTTTCCGTACTTGCCGATGAAATGCATCCCACAGGTCAGCATAACTTTTCAGTACCACAAGATGGTGTGTGCATAGCATACGGAAGAGATAGAAGCGACACCGAGACCGAGGCCAAGGTCTCTACCCTTGAATCGTTCTTGCATGATGCGGTAGGATCGGGTCAAGAGTATGTTTACCTGATGGATCTTACTGGAAAGTGGTTCGTAACCGATGTTTATGAGACTGTCACAAAGCCCCTACTAAATCCCTAACACTAGTAAAATCAATAACTTAGCTAAGTGGTCGATTCTAGTAAAATCAACCACTTAGTCCAAAATAGCGTCAAAAATGACGTTTTGAATCAAAATTCCTCATATCACTACACCAACAAAAAATAAAAATAATCCACAAAGCTATTGACACCGTATGCCAAATTTGAGATACTAATAGTAGAGAAACTCGAATAGAGAGAGTGATCAATCAAGGAGAATGAAATGGAAAAATTTGATAGAGAATGGTGGCAGAACTTCTCAGAAAAAAGCATCTCAAAGCAACTAGAATATTCATTCATCGATCTAGTGGACATTATGAGTAAAGTGGATGATCTAGAAACTAAGCTGAAAATAGGTGATGTTATCTCAACCATATCTTGGACAATAACAGCACAAAAATTGAATGAAGGAAAATAAAATGAGCGAATTCCAAAAAGAATTATTAGAATCTCTTCAACAAACTCAATCTACAATAAGAAAAGAAATAGATCGTTTTGGTGAATGCTACCAAAAAGATAGATTAAGAATTGCCTGTTTTAAAGTAACCAATGCTGTAACAGAGTTATTGAATGAATTGAAACATTATGAGCATAGTGGAACGCCGATCAACAAAAAATATGGATCATCTTAATAAAATACTTGATCGAGTGTTGCCAATTTGAGATACTAATAATAGAGATAGTGATCAACCAAGGAGAATGACGATGCACCACTTCATTACAGGCAAAGCAGAATATAAAACCATCCTGCAAGACAAACAGTTTTCATACTCCATCATATTGTGTGATGAAATGATAGGAGATGCGTATTGCGAGAAGTGTGCGACAAGAAACGCCGATTTTGGAAATAGACTGTTTCTGATAAGTGGTGCAGAGATTGATCCAGAGAGTCTATTTTGCGCCGGTTGTGGTGAAGATTGTTCAGATTATAAAGAATAATAGAAAGCCAAAAAACCATTCATAGGAGAGATTGCCATGATACGTTTTGACCTTGCAAAAATGACACAGAGACTAGAACAAAAAGAAAAACGAAAAATTACACTAAAGGAAATATCAGAAAAGAGTGGATGTGACAAGAACGCATTATCAAGACTAGTAAACCATCCTGATGTAATTCCATCGGCCAATCTAATAGACAGATTAGTACAATTCTTCTTCAACCAGCTAAAGACAAATGATCGCAAACAAGATGCCGAATTGATGAGTGAGATAGTAAAGAGTTTTGTATGTGTATTCCCTGATGATGAACAATACTGGGAACCTATACCAAATGGCATTAGAAATAATCTCCATGTATCACTGTCCGATGTATGGGAGATTTATAGTAGAGGTGAATAGAGAATAGTATAGTGGTGTGCCATTGTATTGTTGTGGTGATTGTGGTGTGCCATTGTATTGTTGTGGTGATTGTGGTGTGCCATTGTATTGTTGTGGTGTGCCGTGGTCATCCACTAAGCTGTCAAGAAATTTTTCCGCAAGGCCTTCGTACATAAAAAATTTTGATTGTCAAGTACTTTTATTGTGGCCCTCACCATAATATTTTGTGGCCCCACCACAATAAAAATGGTTGCGCCAGTTATCCAATTGTGTCATTATAATATTATAGAGAGTGATTAATACGGAGGCGATATGAAAACAGAAGTGTGGTGCGTAAGAGAATCAAACATCATCGAATTCTTTAATTTAACGGAAGCAAAAGATTTTTCACTTGTGGCCTCTGAAGTGAGCAAGCATTTATACAAAGTGGCCATAGTGAATGATAAAATATGGTGTGTGCGTGAAGATAATATAATACAATTCAGTGACCTTGATGCCGCCGAAGAATATGCCGATGAGTTTTCTGATGATGCTAACTATTCCGTTGGCCTTGTAAAGATTGTTCAATCATTCTTACAATAAAGGAAACAAACATGGCAACTAAATCAACAAGAGTGACCCTACGATTCAAAAATAGTTTTCCTAAAAGTTTTCGTAATTCGATGACAGCATACAAGGCCTTGATTAAGGCCCTAGCTAAGAATCCTGATGCACTTGATAGCATATTCCATCATGGATATGGTAATCTTACTAACTTTGAACTGTTACAATTCTCTAGAATAGAACACCAAGAAAAGGCGCATGGACTGTTTAGTAATGTGTTTTAAGTATTGACCAAGATCTTTCTGTATGTTAATATAAAGGAGTATTGGCGAGTAATTCAGTGGTAGAATGGCTGACTGTTAATCAGCTCGTCGTTGGTTCGATCCCAACCTCGCCAGCCATTTATTATGTGATTCTATGAATATATTCGTGGTTGATGAGAATCCGGAACTGGCCGCACGATCATTGTGTGATAAACATGTGGTCAAGATGATTCTGGAATCGGCCCAATTGTTGTCCACCACACACCATATAATTGATGGTGAAGAACTGCCACCGGCAAAAGGTAGCAAGAAGAAGCGATACAAACACCATTCACCATACAAAGAATCCATACTATACAAGATCACGCATATAAACCATCCTTGTACAATATGGGCAAGAGAAACAACCGAAAATTATGAATGGTTGTTTCGTCATTTTGTAGAAATGTGCAAAGAGTATACACGGAGATATGGTAAAATTCATGCATGTGAACGAAATGATGAACTGATGAACATATTAAGAGAACCGCCGGCGGCCTTACAGAGTAAAGGTTTAACGACATTTGCTCAAGCAATGCCTGATGCATACAAAAGCCCTATCAGTGCCGTTGATGCATATCGTACCTATTACATACACGATAAAGCAAGATTTGCTACATGGAGAATACCTGAACATAAACCAGAGTGGTTTAACATATAAAGGAGACTATATGGCACTAGAATCGTTTGAAACACCGGCGGCCCGTGAAATATCACAAAAATTGATTAATCTTCAAGGTTGTTGGATCGATGGTGCTATACCACGAACACCAAAGCAAACTATATTGAAAATGGTTGAACTTGCTGAAGAGTTATTCATTCCTACGGTTTCACTATTACAGGAACTTGATGAATATGATGAAGATGATCTAATACTATTTGATGAAATGATTGAAGAACTGGACGGCCTTATTAATGATGCACTAATGCCCTTTGATTTCATAGCACTATGGGAGCATGGAGATTACGTACTTTTAGGGTATGAGGATGAATTTCTCGATTCACTAGCAGATTAATCTAAGTGATTGATTTAATTGGCGAAAATATTTTGATTATTTTCGCCAAAAGTATTGACACAAGCCACCAAATTTGAGATACTAATAATAGAGATAGTGATCAAGTGATGGAGATGATATGGAAAGATTCGATAAAGAAAAGGTTTCTCGTTACTGGACTCTTTTCGCTAACGTTTCCGAAGGCCGAAACACCGACATAGAAATGGAAGAATTCAAAGAATTGTGCTTTGAGTTTCTTTCTCAGACTCTCGATGCTACTGCCGATGTGTTTAAAAGACTGAAAGACAGATAATAGAGATAGTGATTGATATAAGGAGAATGATTATGAGCAAGGCAAACGCAACTGAACTAGTTTTCAATTTTGGTGCAGCTTCAATACTATTTTCCTACAAGACACCAGTGGTTGTATATGAAGCTGGCCAGGGCGCCGTTGCTAGTGAACAGTTTTACAGTACAACTACTTCAAAACATATCAACAAATACGCAAAAAAGCATGGACTAACTCTTAGAAAGATTGACCACGATAAATTTTTGGCAATTGTGTCAAAAGTATTGACAGAAGGTAATGGATCGTTTAGACTAGAAAACAATCCTTTTTAATGGTGATGCTATGATAACATTTACACGAACATTCGAGGATGAGAATGAGTTTAACCAGTTTGCCAGAGACCTGGCGAACGTACAGAAATGGAAGGATGCGATATGGGACCTTGATCAGAAACTTCGTGCGAATCACAAATACATTGCAGAACCTAGAGTAATAGCGGAAGATGAAATTTGGTTCGAGGCTAGACAATTATTGAATGAATTTTTGAATAGCCGTGATCTAAAACTTTATGAATAAAAATGAGGAAAACCGAGAAAAAGCCTCAAAAAACCAGAAAAAATGTGAAAAAAGTGTGAAAAAACGTTGGAGATAATATTATGAGCACAACCACTGAAAATACAGTAAATACGACCGAAACCACGAATTTTGACGAAACCGGCTCCGCCACACTTGTGGCTGATGTTTCGGCAAAAGTGACAAAAGCCGGCGGTTCCGCAGTAACCAAGAAAAAGGCAAGAAGCTATAACAGAAGGCTAACCTCCGAGAGAGTTGAGGTTTTGCAGGATATTGTAAACACACTAGGCAAAACAGTAATAACCAGAAAGGAACTAAAAACCTTTGTTGATCCTGATAATGGTAGACCTTGGAACTCATTCGCCTTTATCTATAACGCCACCGAGTGTTTCGTAACAGGTGACGAAAATACTACAGGACAGAAAAGAGGTGTGTATAATCTTGAAAGAATAGCTAAAACCCCATTTAAGAGAAAGGGTTAAACCAATAAGGTTGTAAACCAATAGGCGCAGGTCGCCGGTTTTGGTGAACAGTATCCTAGTGATATTGTTCACCTTTTTTTTTCAATAAAATGCCAATTTTCTATCAAAAACCATTGACCTGGAGTGCCAAATTTGAGATACTAATAATAGAGAAAGAGAGAAGAACAGGAGAAACAATATGGCCAGCCAAGTAGTGATAAGAATGGAATCGAAAATTGACGGATTAAATTTTGACCATGTTTCGGTAGACCTGTTTTCAGAACGATATGACATGTGGGAGATATCAGAAAAGGAACTAAGTAAAATTCTTAGTGGTGATGAGGTAGTGATTAATGATGAAGGAGAAACCTATATTTTTACATTAGAGAATTAAAATAATCCACAAAACTATTGACACCGTATGCCAAATTTGAGATACTAATAGTAGAGATAGTGATCAAATAAAGGAAATGATTATGTCAACACAAACGCCTTGGGGAAAATCACAACAATCAACAATCATTGAAAGAGGAGTGACCTTTCATAGCACGGCCGGCCATGGTGGATTTTTAGTCACAAGAAAATATGCAGAAAAACATCTCACTAAATCGGCAATTAAGCGTGGCGGAAACTGGGGGCTCAATCATCTAGCTTATGAGGAAGATTGTGCAGCATACATCATATTCTTTGAAGTGCCAAAGTCCAAAAACTTGTTAGTATCGCCACTATCAGAAACCGATCTAATCAAGAAGTTATCTAGATGGTATCCTGATTATTTGATAGAATTGCAGTATGAACCAGATCCTGAAGAATATCAGAAAAACCAAATGCAAAAACTGGAAGAATCTATGCGAAGAAATAAATCGCCTGATCTGATTGTTTTTGCTACACGTGATCCTTTTGATTCCTCTATAACAATTGTGGGAACGGCCGATGATAAACGTTACAGAGTGACAGCCGATTCCTATAAGGCCACTAATATATGGTTGCCTCTTTTGAGCGAGTGTGTGATAGTATCAGAATCACACCTTAACAGTATATGGGAATCTCATTTTAATGAAAAATTTTAATGAAAGACTATAGGAGATATCATGAAAGCGTATTCACCAACACTGACCGCCATTCTTCTATTGAAAAAATTAGGTATCATTGACAAACCGAAGGAAGTTACATACCTTGGCCGCCATGGTGGCGATCACGTATTCTCGACATCGGCCAAGGATATCCTAGCCGTTGACCTTGTTTTAAGTACCGTAAGATTAAACGACAAAATTTATAGATTGTAAGTGGTTTAAATTATTCACGATTTGTAAATTCACAATTGACAAATAAAATAACCAACAAACCATTGACACCGTATGCCAAATTTGAGATACTAATAATAGAGATAGTGATCAAATAAAGGAAATCGATATGGCAAGAGAAGCAACAACCGAATTGATCGAATTGTGTGAACAAGGTGCACTAGACTGGGAAACACTAGCAAGAGAGTGTCTTTCGTATATGAGTGAACGTGATGTAGCCGACCTGGCGCATTGTGCCGGATTTATCGAAGAAGAGGAAGAGGAAGAGGAAGAAGAGACAGAAGACTAAAGGAGATAATCCCATGACACAAGAACAATTCCAAAACAAATTTGAATCATGGTTCGCACTAGTAACAAATTTTCTAAAAGAACATGATCAAAAATACAATCAAATAAGACCTATCAAGAAAAACGAAGGAAAGCGATACATAAAGATCGTTGTGGGCACTTCCGCCTGGGCATTCATAGACAAAGAAAACGGCGACATACTAAAACCAGCATCTTGGGCAGCACCAGCAAAACACGCTAGAGGAAACATCTTTGATGATCATAATGGTATGAGATACCTTACACCATACGGCCCATCCTATTTGAGATAGTTGAGGAAACGCCATGATCGAAATATACGAAGGAAAACAAACGATAAAACGATTCACGGCAAACGAATTTAGTTTACACGTAACCGGTAAAATATTACTAGATCAAGAAATGATTCCTAGACTAATTACACGATACAATAACGCCATGCAGGAGAAGCGATCAGACTATAGAGCAAGAGTATCAGAAGAAGACAACAAAAACCTTTTGACTAACCATAAAGTGAAATACATTATTATTAAAAAATAGGAGGCCGCCATGGGATCATTTAAATTTACCATACAGATAATTGATCGATTCACCGAACAATTATCCGATGAGCCACAGTCACTTCCATCCGTGAAAGTAATATACACCGATCAAGAACTATCAGAACTAGGGCCAGCACAAAAAAGAATAATAGGAGAGGCCTTTGAAAAATTCCAAGAGGCCAGAAAAGAATGCTCACTAGTAACCGCCGTAACAACCAAATTCGTTAAAGACTTTTTATCCGTAAGAGTGGAGGCCTATGACAAACAATAAGGAATGGCACACCATAAAGTCCACCATGGTGTACGTAGAGGGAAAATTCAAAGGAGTAGAGGATTCGCATTCCTATCCACTATATGAGGAGAAGGAAAAGGTAATAAACTTTGGCAAACGATTACTCAGTAAAGGAGTGTGGAAGGAGCCGCATTTTTCTTTTGCTTCATCTATATACACTTTGGTACAGATATTTGATTATGAAAATCAATTAGTGTGGGCCGGTGCTAATAGTGTGCCTGATGAGTATTTGAATGAAGAGAATAAGAAAACAATAAAAACAGAATGGGCCAAAGTAAAATTAGCGAAAACTAGGTTGAGCCGTAGTGATTCCGTTGAAATGCGTGATCAAATAGTGGATACCGCTATGGGCCGCAAGAATTGGGCCATGTGGCTGGTTGTGTTTAAGAATGATGAGGATATGATAAAGAGATTATGGAAAAGAATGGAAGAAGTGGAACAAAGAGAAGGCCAATAATATAAAAAAGTGATCGTGTTTCAGGTGGCTTTTTGGTTTTCGAGGCCTCGAATGTGTGCGAGACCATTAAACAGAAAAACCACGTATGTTAATTTTTTTTCAGCAAAATTTTTTCACCATGTTAGAACTTTTATCATTACTACTATTAATAGAGGCCCACAAGGCCAAAGCACTTGATACAGTAAAATCAACAGTGGCTCCGACAGTCACACCAACACCAACATCAAAGCCAAGCGTGGACATACAAATCATTTACATAGTGCCCCACAGTACACCACAACCAAACAAAATGGAACCACCACGGCCACCTGAACCGCCACAACCAAAATAACTTATTCAAAGGAGATAGACTAAAAATGACAAACTTATTCGACGCTGCCGCACAGTATGGCTCTATAGCAAAATGGTTCACAGAAGACGACATTAAAATAGTAACGCCCGATGAACCAAGACTGGACATTATGGACGAGAGTAACAACGCCGTACTGATAACGCTAAAACCATCTGGCATACAATACAATCGTGATGCATTCTGCAATGACACGTATGCTGAAGCGGCCAAGCGTGTGGCCGAGCGTATTCGTACACACTTAAATAACACACTAAACGCACAATTCTTGCCATATAAAGACATCGAAGCAAAGTTTTTTATTGTAAACGACCAAGGAGTACAGCATAATTACGAGGTCGATACTTGGCACTATTGGATGCTGAATAGCTTAAACGAACTGTTTCAAAAATAGAAACAGTTCACTTACATAGTTGACTACTATTCTCTACTATGTTATTATTCAACAACAATCACAAACAAGGGAGTCTATATGAATTGTAAACAAATGCAGAAGGCCGAAGAAGAATTCCATCGACGGCGACGAATACTACAGGAAGAACTATTGAAGAGAAAGAAAACACAGCAACAAACCGTTCTTCATATTCGTAGACTAAAGAAGGTGCGTAGAAAATTGAATGCCATAGTGGATAAGCATGGTATTAAGCTAAGACAAAATGCTCATCGGGAGTCTATTAAGAATCTACCACCAAAGGAAAAATTCTTGCAAAATCTCGCACACAGGCATTTCGTATACTGTCTTAGTAGTGTTGAGGGCAATCTTGTGGCCCATAGAGGATTGTTTCAGATCACAAGCGATCAGTCGAGACAGTTGAAGAAAGAGCTGGCCGCATTGCACAGAGCTGGCGTGGCCACATTTTTGTGTGGTGCCGGTACATGTGATGCGTGTTTGAAGTTTGATGTGGTTGAATAGAATTTGGCTAGGAAAAAAAATCCTAGATCTGGCAATCACTATTATAAACTATCTACTACTGTAAGGGACTCTATAAATGGATTTAAACTTAATCAATGAATTAGGTGATGTTACTTTTTGTTCAAAAATTTCTTTTTCTCATGGATGGGAGCGTAGGTTCTCTTATGGAAATCCCGATGACGATGGAAATGGTAATCCTTATATTGAGTTTTGGTTTGTAAGAGACTTTAGTTTTAATAATAATTTTGTCTTTACGTTTTCGCTTTCTAATGGTACTGATTTTGAGTCTCAGTCGGTGGCAATACTCAAAGTGGACAATGTGGTGTTGGCGGAACTTAAATTGGATCAAATAGAAAGTTTGAATTCTTTGTTTCAATCTGTTAATATTAGTTTGAATGATTTTTTTGTGAGGCTTGCTGAAAAATCTTTGTCTAGGAGTGCGTGATGATACTTTCTTATGTTGATTGTAAATGGATTCAATTGCTAAGAGTTGACTTTGGATGCACTAAGAGTCGAGTTAGAGAGATTCTGATTGATGTGTATCCTAACTATGGACTTCAAATTCATACACCTGATGATTTAATTTCTTATGCCAGTTTGATGCTGGGCGTGAACATAGAGCAACAGTGTGAAGAGAGGTGGGAGTCTATGAATGAGGAACGTGATAGTAAGGAGGAACAATCGATTGATGAAGAAAAACTCGCCTTGCAGAAATTTGACGAGTGGTTTAATGATTTATATGGTGAGTACTCTACCAGATCCGAATGGTTTCGCTCCACTTGCAAACTAGAAGATTCGGTAGATAGAACCAGAATGCTTAGTGATTGGGTGAAGTGGGCCTTTGTTTCGGGATTTCGTTCTTCAAAGAAATGAACCTTGTATGAATTGTGAGGAAATATGTCAAAGTTATTGTCTTTTGTGAAGTTTTTTTTAAATCTGTTTTTTTGTTTTCTTCTTTGTGTCGGATCTGTTATTGTCGGTCACGTTGTCTATGAACTTGTACCTAGCTATAATAGAGTCAAGTTGTATTCGGGAATTAGTGTTAGTTTTGCGGTGTCTTTGTTGTTAGTTGTTCTGTTACTTAGAAAGAGGTAATCATGTCCGACCTTCACGAAAGAATTTCAAAGTTTATACTGTTAGATCATTTTGATACTGTCTTTGATATTGACAAGAGCCACGGCAATTTTCTTGTAGATAAGAGCACAGGCAAAGAATATCTTGATGCATTTAGCTTTATTGCCAGCAACCCCATAGGACACAATCATCCTAAAATGTTCGATGAACGATTTAGCGAAAAACTATTGAGGTGTGCTAGGACGAATCCGTCAAACTCTGATATTCTCACTGAAGAGTTTGTGGAATTTGTTGAAACATTTTTTGATGTAGCAGTGCCACCATATCTTACTCATTCCTTTTTCATCGCCGGAGGTACACTAGCGGTAGAGAATGCATTGAAGGTTGCCTTTGACTGGAAATATAAGAGACTTAAAGAAAGGGGAGTGAATGTCGATCCAAACGAATTGAAGATCGTGCATTTTAAAAACTCATTTCATGGTCGCTCTGGCTACAGTCTCAGCTTAACTAATACAAACGATCCTAGAAAGTATGAACTATTTCCAAAATTTCCCGATTGGCCTAGACTTGAAGCACCAGTATTACATCAGTCTAATTCACCAGAACAGCAATTGAGTCTTGATTGTAATTTTTATAACGTTGCACTGGAAACAATAGAAAAATTAAAGGATACTTGTGCAGCAATCATAATTGAACCAATACAAGGCGAAGGTGGTGACAATCATTTCAGTGGAAATTTTCATGAGAACCTTCGTGCATTGGCAGATAAATTCGATATGCTATTAATATACGATGAGGTTCAAACTGGTTTAGGATTAACTGGTAAAACTTGGGCCCATCAGCATTATTTGGCTGTACCAGATATTATCTGTTTTGGCAAAAAGATGCAAGTGTGTGGTATACTAAGCGGACCTAGAGTACAGGAAGTTAAAGATAATGTTTTTGTAGAAAAATCTAGAATCAATTCCACTTGGGGTGGAAATTTAGTCGATATGGTTCGCTCTCAGAGATACCTAGAAATAATAAAAGAAGATAATCTAGTTGAAAATGCCAAAATTGTTGGTGACTATCTATTGAAGAAGTTGACCGATCTTGGTGTTTCAAATCCTAGAGGAAAAGGTTTAATGTGTGCCTTTGACCATTTAAGAGAACGTGATGCATTAATAAAAAGATGTAGACAAAACGGATTATTTCTGCTAGGATGTGGTCTTAATTCAGTAAGACTTAGACCATCTTTGACATTCTCAAAGGAAGAGGTTGATTTACTTATTGAGATATTAGCCAAAAGTTTGTAAAGCGAATGAAAATGGTTACAACTGAAATAATAGTATCAAATAATTCCAATAGCTTATCGTTTGTTATACGAGTATTTGGTGATTATCCAAAATCGAATAAACCTTTTGTGCATAAAAATGTAAAAGACTGGGAGTTTTTTCTTGATAATTGTGTGGCACAGATCTATACTAATAATAGAAGAATAACAAAATACAATTTTTTATCCATGATACAAAGGAAAGAAGTTGTTAATCTCAATAGTGAATACTATATTAGACCGGAAAATGACTATTATTTTGAATAGGTGTTAATATGGATTTTCTGACTAAAATACAATTAGATGAAATTGGCGTTTTAAAAAATGTTATAGATGTTTGTAGAGATATTTTATCCTCTAGTGAAAATTTACCATTAGAAAAAAGACAAGATGCATTAGAAGAATTGAGAGATGGCGTAGAGATGTATAATCGACTGATAGAAAATCTAAAGCAATGAAACACAACGTTTGGTTCATAGCCGACACACACTTCGGACATAGAAACATAATAAAATATTGTAATCGTCCATTCTCTTCGATTGAAGAGCACGATGAGATTCTAATGCAAAATTGGAACAACACAGTTAAGGGAGGTGACACGATCTATCATCTTGGTGATTTTGGATTCATTAATTCCGATAGAATTATAGGAAGGTTGCACGGCAACATAAACCTAATAAAAGGAAATCACGATAATGAATTTGTCACAAAACACAAGAGATTTAATTTTGTCAAAGATGTACACTCCATAAAGAAATATGGCTATCACTTTTTCTTGTCACACTACGCCCACAGAACCTGGAGCAAGATTCGACATGGTGGCATACATCTATATGGACACTCACACGGAAATTTGCCAGATTTTGGCAGATCGACTGATGTAGGTGTCGATGTTTGGAAATACATGCCAGTTTCTATCGATCAAATTATAGAGAAAATGAAAGATATAGATCCTATAGAAAATGGTATAACAATTAAACAAGGAGAAAATGAAAACGATTCTTGATGTCATTAATTATCTACAATCAACACTTCCAGATTCGCATGGTGGTTGTCCTGTATTAATTGGCGATTCAAATGTTTTGAGTAGTTATGAATATGAACCACTTACTCAATTGTACCGAGACGGCGTGATAAAGGCTCTTAAAATTATCACTGTAGAAGAAGACGATTCTGACGCTGATAAGTTTTGGATTCAGTTCGAGATAGCAAATAACAAGGATGTGCCACAAGTTGTCCTACGAGAGCAATTTGGCAAAAAGAACTTCAATAAAACCGATGCCTTAAATAAACTTATAGTCTGTCTGAAAGACTGTTTTAAACTTCATAAAAAATGATTGCACCTCAGTATCTAATACGATATACTAAAATAGTAAGGTAAATCGAGACAAACATGGAATACAAATATCCAGAACAATTGACGAAAGAAGAATTGTCTATAGTACTAAGAAAAGTCTTAGACAATCTTAAACAACTACAACAGCTATACACTAAATTTTATTATGAGGAGGAATACGAGAAAGCACTAGAAACCAAAAAGGCAATAGACTTACATTATGTAGCTCTTAATAAGTTTTTGACCGAACACCAAATGGATGAGGTTCAATAATGTCTGCTAAAATATATCAATTCCCTAGAAATTCATCGCAACAAATGATACAATGTAAAAGGATAGCTACTCAAATTGCGAATAAGTATGGGTTTAAAACAAATGATATAGTGTCCGAGATACTTGAACATGCGTATGAAGTATTACCGGATAACTTTTCCTACAAAGATTTTGAGGAAGAAGTGATTGCTATTTGTGAAGATTTATCTTTAGTATACTGAGATTTTTAAAATGAAATCAAACAATGCAATACAGAATTATGAGCTACTGGCAAAACTGTTTGCTAGTGAAAATATCGGCGTTGTTCTTAATCAGAGTTTGACTACCGCAGCCTTTGATATAAAGAACAGAACTTTATATTTACCATTCTGGGACTTCAAGCAAGAACAATTATATCATTTCGTTATAGGACACGAAGTTGGCCACGCATTGTTTACTCCGTATGATGATATATTTGTGAGTGAAGAGGGTAAAGAATTAAAACCAATCATCAATATAGTAGAAGACTATCGAATCGATATAAAGATAAAACAAAAATATCCTGGCTTGGTTTCTGATTATAAAAACGGAATTAAATGGTTGTTGGAAAATGATTTCTTTGGTAACGAAGAAAAAATATCACACTCATTACACAAAATTAATTACAAAACATTTTTGGATAGATTGGTATTATACCTCAAGGTAAAAGCCAATTATGAATCGTATGGTAGAATAGTCTTTAACACCGAAGAACTTTCATTAGTCAAGAAATGTATAACTTGTTATAACTTTGAAAGTGTTGTAACAGTATCGAGAGAAATTCTAGAGTATCTAAAGAGAGAAAAAGAAAAAGATCAAGAAAACGAAGAAGACCAAGAGAATGAATCTCAAATGCAAAAAGTAGAAGTTTCTGGTACTGAGACTTCTGATGGTGGTCAAAATGAACAAAATGAAACGCAACAACAATCCGAACAGATTCAACCACAGAAACCCACGAAGAATGATTCTGGCGAATTCTTTTCTGAAATCCAAAACACCTTTGAACAGAAAATGAATGAAAGTTTACAAGAAGCATTATCTAAAAATATCACTTGCATTGAAATTAGTAATTGCGATATCATTAGTAATAGCAAATTATTCACTGCTGATGTACTCCATCGAATTTTATCATATTATGAAGGTTGATAAAAATGAATTACTATACCAGAGATAATGCATCAAGATATAAATCTGATTATGAAAAAATGGATCGTGCATTAGAAATGATTTCGAGTCATATGACGCAATTGTTTCTAAGAAAACAAAAAACCAGAGAATATCACAAAACGCAATTCAAAAAAACTGGTATACTAGACACTCAATCATTATCCAAACATAAACTATCGGAAGATATTTTTATTAGAAAACAGATCGATTACAAAGGCGACAGTTACGGTTTTGTCGTATTGTTTGATATGTCTGGTAGTATGGGTTCTGAATATTTGCCTTGCATACTACAAATTTTATTGTTTGCCAAGTTTTGTAAAAAGGCCGGTTTGCCGTTTGATGTTTATGGGTTTAGTGATTTTAGAGTACATAATTATGAGTCTGAACATTATCCATTTAATGCACCTCCGGACAAATGCAGATTATATAATTTTTTATCATCTTCATCATCGAAGCTAGATTTTCAAATGCAATCTAAAGCATTTTATTATCTCGCTAGAGCTGCCTCCGAGGCGAGCTATGCACACTCATTCGGCTACGGACTCTCTGGTACTCCACTGAATAATTCAATGTTTGAATGTTTTAAGGTAGTAGATAATTTTCAACAAAAACACAAAAAGGATATAACTCATTTAATCGTCATAACCGATGGCGATGCAACGGATACAATTGAAAGCAGAAACGAATTATTCTCCAGAGACTCACTTGGCGGACAAACATCTTTAAACATAAAGTACAAAAATAAAAGTTACTTTTATGATGTTTTGTCTAATTATGAAACACTTGTGAAAAATGGATTAATTAGAAATAGAACCGACAATATGATGTACCATCACATCGATTGGAAACCGGCTCAATATCATACTTTAGTTTCTGCATTAAGAAAACACTTTGGTCAATCATTGAAGTGCCACGAATTCTATATCCACAGTGATAGATTCTCTTCTGATGATATCAAAGTTAAAGTTAATAATTTGCCACAATCTTTCAATACTTTTATTTGTCTTAATAAGAGTGTATTTGGATGTTTTGATGTAATACAACGAAGTGATTTTTGGAATGACGTAGAATCTTTGGATGATGAAGGACTCGATGATGATTTCGATAAAGATATATATGCCAAAAGACCAAAACAAGTCGAAAATGTAAAAAAAGAAATAAGCAAAATTGGCAGAGATATGACCAAAAGTTTAGTCAAGACAAAATCTTTAAAAATTATTTCCGAAAAAATTGTTGATCTGTTAGTTTGATTGTGTGATAATTTAATTATAGAAAAATTGTTTATCTTGGAGATCATTGTTATGTCAATTGTACCGACCAAAAATAACAACTATGTAAAGTGGGGCCATCATAATCTACTTTCACAGATTGTCGGTAGTCAAAATTTCTTTCCTGTCTTTATTACTGGTTTGTCCGGTAACGGCAAAACTATGATGGTAGAACAAGTATGCGCCGATCTGAAAAGAAAATTGATCAGAATAAACGTAACCATTGAAACGGATGAAGATGATTTGATCGGTGGTTTTAGATTGAAGGATGGTGACACCGTATGGCATTATGGTCCGGTCGTTGAAGCAATGCGGGAAGGTGCGGTTCTTTTGTTAGACGAGGTTGATTTGGCATCTAACAGAATTATGTGTCTACAACCTGTACTTGAAGGTAATCCTTTGTACATAAAGAAAATGAATGAGGTCGTAACGCCAGCACCTGGCTTTACCATAATCGCTACCGCCAATACGAAAGGTCAAGGTGATGAAACTGGTAAGTTTATCGGTACTAACTTTTTGAATGAAGCATTTCTGGAAAGATTTGCAATCACACTGGAACAAAAATATCCAAGTAAAGCGAATGAGAAAAAGATTCTTACCAAGATAATGACTAGAGGCGATGAAAAAATTGTCAATACCTTACTCTCGTGGTCTGAATCCATTAGAGATACCTTTGATGATGGTGGTTCAAATGAAGTCGTAACCACTCGTCGTTTGGTTCATATATTACAAACCAATAACATTATAGGAAATATTAATGATTCGGTAAAACTATGTTTAAGTCGATTTGATAAGTCTACTCAAGAAACCTTTTACACACTGTGGGATAAAATGTATAATCTAGAGGAGATAAAAATCTTAGATGGTCAAACCGATATAGAAGAACTGAAAAAAGAAGACACCGAAATTGAACTGTTTTAACTATGATGGAACTTTACTTTATACTTGTATTTGCGATTATCATTTTTGTGGTCATTCTAGTGCAAATGATCTTGGATGAATTTAATGATGAAATGAAATAAAACTCTGAGCATATATGAAAATTAAAACAAAAATTGGACTATTGGCATTATCTTTGTTTGTATGTGTAAAGTCACACGCACAAACTACTGAAAGAATTATTAATGGTATAACGGTGAATCGTGCTGTACCATATATGACTGCACTATATCTCGATGGTGAATTCTTTTGTGGCGGGACGCTCATCAAGCCTGGTTGGGTACTGACGGCTGCACACTGTGCCGAATTGTCAAAATTTTACGACCTATCTTTCTTCAAAGTAGGTGTTGGTGGTAAGAGTCTTTCTCATCCAAAGGCAAGATCTGGAGTAGAGTCTGTATTTTTTGATAATTGGAGTGGCTTTACATATAAGCGAGACTGGGCACTCTTTAAATTAAAGAGAAAATTAAAATCAAGATTGTATCCAAAACTGGCAACAAAGAATGTCGTGGGAAACCATAGAGCATTTGGTTGGGGTATTACCGAATCGGGTACAATATCATCCCAATTGAAGGAATTGAAGTTTCCAATTTGGCAACAGAGTCAATGCAGTACTGTTTTGGGCGATCAATTTGACGACAAAACAATGATTTGTGGAGCCAAATTGTCTTCGTCTAGTGAAGTGCTGGATGGTGGTGATACTTGTAATGGTGACAGTGGCGGACCAATTACCTCATTGAACCGAAGGGTTCTCTATGGTATTACATCGTGGGGATTTGAATGTGCAAGTAGTGTTTATCCTGGCGTTTATGCTAGTGTACCCGCCGGTAGAGATTGGATTCTTGAAACTATTAAAAATAATTCTTGACATAAATTAATAAAGGTGCTAGATTTATTCAATCTAGCACCTTCGCCCTTATAGTTAAAAGGTATAACAGTTGATTTGTAATCATCAATTCCTAGTTCGATTCTAGGTGAGGGCTCCACAATTCATTGCAGTAATTACGCAACCGTTACAGATTTAAAGAACGGATTCAAGAATACAGGAACATTCAAGTTCGATGCATTTACTGTACCAGTATCTCTAATAGTTCCCGTAATTTTTGTTTCAGGTGATAAACTTAAAGTACCAGCGGCAGAAGGAACTACACCCTGAAATAAAACTTCATATACTCCGGTCAAGTTTGAAGGAACTGAGCAGTTAAAATTACCACCAGTCCAAGAAACTGATACCGTAGCACCGGCCGTGACATCAACCTTTTCGTTGAATACAACTTTAACGGTTAAAGGATCGCCCCTTTCATACGATTCTTCTGTAAATTTAATATCAACAACATCCGACACTCCTGCATCGATCAGTCTTCCGCCCATTGCGACTAGAACTTCGCCCGTCCTCAAAACGGTCCATCCGGATTGAGTCAGTACTATAGAATCGTTTTTATATTCTTTACACTTCTTTGGCCATAAAGGAGGATTATTCAAACTCCAAAGTCCTGCTGGATTTCTTATTTCAAGTTCGTATTCTTGCTTGAATGTTGTGGCATTAATTCCTAAACTTTCTGTCAACAATTTAACTGAATTTACAGCCGCACCCGAGCTTGTACTGAATGCAATGGTTAATATCTCTTCACTATTACCAAACGAACCATTTGTGAATCCAGGTGTTAGTTCAATTCTAGGTAAATCTAGATGAACTTGCGGATCTTGTCCAAAATATATCAAATATTTTGTACCAACAACACCAGAAGACATCAAAAACACTTTGCTAGATTTAAACCAAGGCGCAAAATCCCCAGATCCTGTTGGTTTGGTATAAACAGCTAGATACGGTTTAGATACAGTAGAATCTAGAGTAACTACGGCGTATGCAGAGAAATTTTGCACAGTAATGTTATTAACAGATCCATCAAAGAAATACCAATTTATTTTTTGTCCTGCTAATGCATTTCTAAAATACCAACCATTTCTCGTTGGAACTGCTGGATCGATACTACCAGGTCGTCCATCCGAATATACTGAGGCGGTATCCTCAAATACTTCAATTGGGGGTAAAAAGTCTGTCATTTTTTTCCTTTTTTGTATGTGTGTTTTTAGCTTTATGTTATTTCTTCCCAAACCATTGCACCCAGTGCATCGTCATCATTTACTCCACCCGTTGCGGCTAGAGTAAAAATTACAGACTGGCCTGTTAATCCATTTCTTTCTAATTGAAATTTGAACATTCCTGAATCTAAACTGGCAGTTTGTGAGCTTTGTGCGTCTATGCCAATATAGCCTTCGACTAAAGACGAACCACCAGTTAGAGTACCCGTGTTGTTATACTCAACGGCAGAATCGCTACCAGCAGAATTCCAAGATCCACCAGTAATCGTACCACCTGATAATATTTTCCAATGTATTCTGGTATTATTACCTTTGCCAAAAACGCTTATGTTTTTTGGCACTACGATAGCATCCAATCTATCTACTTTCAATCTTATTGACATTAAATTGTAAAACGTTCCTGCTGTTGGTAAATTTATTAAAGAGGAACTTCCTGCGCTTTTATTTCTTCCTCTCAGTTCATAACCGCCCTCAGATATCACACTACAACAAATTTGTCTTAACGAGCTTGATACCGAAGTGTTTGCCGTGTTTTGTATTTCATATCTTATTGGCAAGCAAGCTGTTGTCATATAGGTGCTTTCTATATGATTTGCGTGATGAAATGTATGACAGTGTACGAATTGCCCATCTATTACAAAACCACAACGAACCGAACCGACACCCAACCATTCAATATCTGTCCAAAATATTTGTGCTGTGGCTAAATCTAAAGTTTTTCCGGATGGTCCAGTGCCGTCTAATTTGTCTATATTCCAATCGGATTTAGCAACACGATTCAGATCGCTCACAGAACCGGATACGCTAGATCTTATCACAAAACTAATTACGCTATTATCTTGCTCTAAGAAAACTCCGTTATTATCATTAAAGTATCCAACTCTTTGTCTGAGTCCACTTTGTGCTGTATCAAAACAAAATGTTGCTAAAATTTGTAGTGATTTGCCTGGTTGATATGCAAATACCCTTGTCGTCTCTCTTTTTACAAAAGAACCTGAAGATGTGTCTACATTTAATAAAATTGAGCTATCAAATTCATTATAAGAAATTGAACCGCCAGAAACGGATGTTAAAGTGGAGAAATGAGAATTGATTTGATATCTGTTAAAGCTATCGAATAGTGTGACGGGATTTGATACACGCATTCTGCCAAATGCATCTACCGCAGTGCCCGTAGGGTTATTGACGGAAGTCGGATTGCCATTTTGGTCGGCAATCATCACAACTTCAAACAATGTTTTTGCGTGTGTTAGGTAATTCTTTGTTCTCTTACTGTATTGTGCCATTTTCTATTTTTGGAATGATCACAATATTCATTTTTAATTACATACTATTTATGATTTTGGATTTTGTGTCGCACCTAAATTCGACATAAATAAAAATACACCGAGTATACTAAATCGAGAGGTGTTCATACTCAAAATGAATTTTCATAGAATCAAGGTATTAGTCGTATTGCTTTTATTATGCCTACCATTCCAATTTCAATCTGTTGCGCTAACACCAGAAGTCAAAAGACCAAGACTATTCGGTATGGATTATCTTGGTGGTGGTAAGTATCCACAAGTTATAATAGATTCACATCCTCGTGGTTGGGCCGCCGGTTTCTTTACACAAAAAGATTTATTTGATGATCCAACAAATGTCATAAAACATCTTGCTAGAAGAGGACGAACTCCGGCTATAAGACTGAACTTGGCTTGGAGAGACGATCACAATTTTACTAGAAATGATTTTCCTAAAATTATAGCAGAAGCAAAGAGGTTTGCAGAATTTCCTAAAAGATATAAAAATGTCATATGGTATTTTTCTGGCGCCACTGAACACGTTCTCAATAAAGAACTTGCAAAAGAACTGGCCGATGAGGTTTTAAAAGTTTTGCCAAAACGTAATAATTGTTTCTATGTAAACAATCCTTGGGTTCCTTTTGGTTCGTTCATAACGGGCGATAGAATAGTCAATGAGGTACACGGGTCAAAAGCAAGTTCACTGAAGGGTGCATATTTATTTTCACATGATGGTAGTAGTTCCGTTGATGATGATATACAAACTAGAAAAGAGTCATTAAAAAGTGCTGAAATCTTTTTTCTTTGGCATCCGGCAATGAATGGCAGATTGAAGGTCACAGATGAAACGCCGAGGCCACAAAGAAGATCGTGGCCGACGAAAAGTTTAATAGAATCTATTAAATATTTACGTAACGATTCCGGCAAAGGAATATCGTTACCTACAAATTGGTTGTGGAAATCACATTCAGACAGACACTATACACCACCAGAGCCAAGAGCATATAAACCAGTTCTAATTGCACCAGCTAGATTAAAGTATTTTGAGTTAGTAACAAAAAGCGGAAAGGTTATTGCCAGATCTAGTTCACCTTTGCCATTTGTTGACGGAAGATGGAGATATTACTTCGATGAATTTGGATATAAATTATCTCAAGAGGCAATAAAAGACCAAAATACAGGAGTTTGTAGATTAAGAGGTTCTGATGGTAAGATTTATGGCAAAGTAAATCCAGCATTTCGTCATGGAACTTTTAGATAGTAAATATTCGCTATGTTGTGGTCCTTTTGTTATAATATAAAAAATAGAGGAAACAATATGGCAAACAAAAATAAAAAAAGAACAAAGACTAGACATTTTATTGACTTCAAATTTCTTTCTGTGTTTGTACATGCAAACAAAAGGAAAAAGAAAAAAGGAAATAGAACACAAATATCTCAGAGGGAAATAAATGACAACTGAAGTCACTTTAGTTCGCTTTGAGGACTATGCCAAATTTCTAGAATACGAAGAGAATATCGACAAGTTTACCGATATTTTCAACAAAGAAATTTGTCCACAGAGTGAAGATGTAGATTTTTGGAGAGATGAAAATAAAAAAGGTATAAATGAATATTCTTATAAGAAGTGGAAATTCTTATCAGAAAAGGGTTTGGTATCTTCATTGGGCGGCAATTTGTATGCACCCATAACATATAAGTTTACATCTTCTATACACAAGAATCACAAATTTAAAATAGGACATTTCATTTCAGAATACAATCAAAATTCATTTGATACTAGATTGACAAAATCAATAGGCAAAAATTTATTTAATGTTTTCGGTCTTAAAATGAATTCATTAAAGATCGACAGATATCAACAACACGATTGGTTGTTATCTTATTACAATGCAATGCACTATAAAGAATTGTATTTACAGCACATTAAAAAATATTCTGAAGCTGAGGCCGACTTCATAACAAACGGTCTTGACATTATAGCCGAAACTTGCGATTATATAATGAATAGACCAGATTCTAAAAAATTATTTTTAAGGTGGATAATATGACTCAAATTACAAGTCACCTTCTAATAAAACAAGAAGAATTAATCCACGAGTTTTATGATCTGGCAAGACATTCTGTATACACTAGTTATGAAGTGTCCGTAATTTTACACCAAAAGTACACTTGCATTTCGAGACAGAAGATTGAAGAAGAGAGTCGAAAGTATAGACGAGAAAGATATACAAATTTGGAAATTAGAGTTAATGAATTAATTCAATATGCGAGAAAAGAAGCATACGCATCAAGTAGTTTTTCATCCGGTTATAATCAAAAACGTTAAACATAGGAAAAATAATGAATTTGACTTTTGTGGATATTGTATTTGCTTTGATATTTTGGGTTATAGGATTTGGCACCGCAAGAAGTGTAAAATCATCAACCTTATCTGATTTGGAAGTGGCAAATAAAATTTTTGCAAGTAATTGCACTGTCTATTCAACTATGATATTATCAATTACAAAGACGTTGAAAATTTTAAAGTTAAAAGGATCAGACTTAAATAATATTAGCGAAAAGCAATTTTGTGAATTAGTTACAGAAGACTATGTTTTGCGTTGCGAAAATTTACAAAATGGGAATACAGAAAATGACGACCTTGATTAAAGAAATTAGAGAAGAAATTGAAAAGACCGAATGCCAAATTCAGTATGTATACAGAACAATACATTCGTGTGTTGGTATAGGTTGCATAAATCTTTTCAGAGAACTTGAAGAGCTGTATCTCAAGAAGAAACGTTTACAGGAGCAATTGAATAATTTATGCAAGAGTGGAGAGAATTTTTAACACTACAATCGCACGAACAATATTTTCAGGATTTGGCATTACGTGTGACCAATGAGAGAAAAAGGGTACTAGTATATCCAGATCCAGAAAATACGTTTAAAATTTTTGCGAGTGTACCACTAGCCAAAATCAAAGTGGTTATAATAGGACAAGATCCTTATCACAATGGTGCTGCTACTGGCGTTGCATTCGAGTCTACGGAAGAGACTGTACCCGCTTCTCTGAACAATATATTTAAGGAAATACAGTCAGACATCGGAGATATCCAAATTCAAGGTAGACTGTCAAATTGGATTGATCAGGGTGTATTTTTGCTGAATAGAGTTTTAACAGTAGAAAGCGGAAGGCCAGGTTCTCATTATGGATTGGGGTGGGAGATTTTTACCGAAAGAGTTATAAAGCACATTTCGGATTCTTTGCCAAATGTGGTTTTTATGTTGTGGGGCCAGAAATCTGCCAAATGTTCTGCATTCATAGATAAGAGAAAGCATCTGATACTGAAAGCTGCACATCCATCGCCACTTTCAGCACACAGAGGTTTTTTTAATTGTAAGCATTTTTCTGCTTGCAATGAGTTTCTAAAAAAGCATAAAATAGATATTATAGATTGGAATCCCGTTAAAGTTGAAGGAGAAAAAAATGACAGAAACATTATCGTTAAAGGAAGAGGAGAGCAATCAAGAATTGAGCACAGCGGAACCGAACCAGACTTCGGTTACTAGAAAGTTGAATCCTGAAGCACTTAAATCATATCAGAAATATCAACAAAAATATATGAATGTTTTTGGTAGACTTCAAGTAAGAAAAAATCCCACAAAAAGATGGAAGCTACAAGCAAGACTGAAAACGCTACAAGAAAAACTAAAAAGAATCGAACCATTTTTATATGAAGACTAAAAAATGGAAATTGACATCGCCATAGAAAAGTTAGAAATTCTTAAAGATCTTATAAAGGATGTTGAAGACATCCTATTAGGCGGTTTTTATGAATTAAAGGAAGAAGAAATAACACCGATGCTCTCAGAATTGCTAGAGGCATATGACGTTTATAAAAAACTTGTAGAGGAATTATTACAATGATATACTTTGATGATGTGGTTGATTTTGATTTTGAGTTTGAACTGGCCTACATAAATTTCAATGATTGGAATTTTATGCACAAGGTTAGACCTTCTTTGAATATGTTAGTATGGGTTGAACAAGAAAATGATAGTGTGCTTGCATATCTGGACATAGATGAAGATGAGCCGTTTTGGGTAGATGCAAAACAAAATAAAATAGAGTACAAGAAAGTACAAAAATGGAGACCTTGTTCAGAATCTTATATGGAGTGTGTATTTCTCGGCGAGACACTTAAACAATTACACGAACAAAACAACAAAGAATAAGTGTATATATTTTGGTATCATATTATGAAAACGATACAAAAACTAATCGTGAATGATATTGTTCATAAGTTTTACCGAATAAAATCGTGGATTGCACACAGAACATACGACAAGTACCACATAATACACTTAGGAACTAAACCTGGGTTTTCAGACTCCCGTGAGATGTTATTGTATGCCAATTTTGCAGTATTGACACATTTTGTCGAGAACGAATTGGCTAAAATGGAAATAGGACACCGAACATTTAAAAAGATTAGTTATAAGGGATTATCTAATCGAGAACTCGGATTATCATATCTAGAACTTTGGTTAAATATGAGTCCGGAACTGTCGAGAGATGGTGAAGATTTAAATGAAGGTCACAGAAATTTCGCCAAAGAAGTTAGAGAGCTTTATCTTTGGTGGAAAGATGCTAGGCCTGGCAGAGTAGATATAAATCTAATTCAGATTGAAGAATTAATGGAACAGGTAAAGAATGACGGCAGAAAATGGTACAAGTTTGTAGAAATCGAAGGTTCTAAATTCCTCACAATGGAAGATGAACTTACTGAAAGTGAAAAAGAGTTGAGAAAGGAACTTCGGCAAAACTCGTTTGAATTGGAACAATATTGGGATAAAGAAGATCAAGAAATGTTACATCGTCTGATTAATATCAGATTTTTTCTTTGGACTTAAAATGACTAGACCAATAAATGATCGATATCTCCATCATACTGCAAGAAAGTCTCTGATTAGATTATTCAGAGATTCTATGAATTTTAATATGAAAAGTGATCTAAGTATTGAGGAGATGTACAGAATTGAAGATGAAATCGTAGAAGACTTTTTAATAGTGATGGATTACATAAAAATGGTCTCTTTAGCCAAAAAGTCGCTAGATGATAAATGTTTGAAAGATACATAACTAGAGATCATTTTTCATAAACGCACTATGTTAAAAAACTTTGAAGGCTTAGACGGTTTCGTGTGGTGGAAAGGCGTAGTAGAGGATCGAATGGACCCTCTAATGCTAGGCCGTGTTCGTGTACGCATTTTTGGACTACACACCGAAGATAAAAGTCAAATACCGACAGATACTCTACCTTGGGCTCAGGTTTGCTTACCAATCGATCACGGAAACAATGTCGTAGGACTCAGGGAAGGTGACTGGGTTTTTGGCTTTTTCATGGATTCCACAATATGCCAAATGCCTTGTGTGATAGGTATGATACCTGGCATACCGACACAGACCTCTGTGCCTGACGTAGGATTTAATGATCCTACCACACCCGAACAGTTGAACAATAGTGAGGTACCTAGACCCCCAGAGTTTGGTGGCTCGTATGATTTTGGTTCCAATTTCGTAATAGGTATGCAAGATGCATCCAAAATTTCGGTCAATAAGTTTTTAACAGATGTGCGTTATCAAGTTCCGGTAGACGATAGACCTAAAATAGACAATCTAGTTCAACAATTGCCAAAGTTTAATTCACAATCTACATTAAATTTGGCTCAAACATTTTTAAATCCTTCAAATGGTCTATCACTATTATCTCAAGATTTGACTACAAATAGCTTTGATAACTTGATTAACGGAATGGGAATTTCTTCCGCTAAAAATCTATCAGACACAAACAGAAAAAATGTAACGGACGGATTAAATGTCGTATTAAATCAAATGTCAGCTAATCCGGATTTGTTGCTGAATTTTAAAGATGTCTTACAATCTGAAGTGACCAATAGAATAACATCATATGTTAATAACATAATACCACCAGAAGTGTCGCAATCTTTTTCCACACTTGGTCCTTCTAGTCCTATTAATTTGATTTTATCGAATATACAAAATGGTGGAACGTTTGAAGTCACTCAATTGTTTAATGGTGATGTTGTAAGTAATGTTTCTTCTGTCATAACTGCGTTGATTCCGATAAACAATCCTCCTGAGATGATATCAAGGTTCGGTAGAGGTACGGCACAAAAAATCTCAGAATTTTTAGGATTAGATTTTGGTGCAAATGACGAAGAATTGATTCCTATAGAACTTGAAAGTGAAAGAGAAACTGATGATCCACTTAGGAACGAAAACAAACTACCTATACAAGGAACTGCTGTTGGCGTTTTAAATCGTGAATTTGATATACAAAATTTTCCGTATGACGTAAACAATGACGGCGTTTATGATGAGGCTGATGCGGAATTACTAAGACCATCGGCAACAAGCACCACAGAAGAACAATCCTCGGCGAACTACAACACGCCCGTGTATTCTTCTAGTAGATATCCACTTGAGCCATATTTAAATGAACCAGTAACACCAAGACTTGCCAGAAATCAAAAAATAGAAGATACCATCGTAGGTAAAAAGAATTCAAATGTTTCCTCCTTTTCGGCGGCCGCATATGAACCAGTAAAAGGAATGAAATTAAGTCCGTCTTTACCGAGGATTGTTAATCCACAAAAAACAGAGACAAAGGGCGAAACAAAAGATCAACTACCAGTCGAAGGCGAACCTTTTGAAGAACCTGCAACGCCTTATGCTGCAAAATGGCCATACAATCACGTATATCAATCCGAATCTGGACATTACATAGAAATAGATGATACACCAAAGGCAGAAAGATTGCATTGGTATCATCGTTCTGGCACATTTAGAGAAATTCATCCTGATGGTACACTGGTCGATAAGTGCTTGAATAAACTGTACACAATATCGGTGGCCGATACGTACATAGCAAGCAATAAAAATATAAACTTAACTTCCGATGAATCCACAAAAATAAAAGCAGAAACCGAATTGACAATCGAATCCGGTTCAACTACAATAAGTACAGGTGGTTTATCTATTAAATCTGGCACAACCTTTCAAGAGATGGAAGGTGGTCATGCACAAAAGATCGCAGATAATAAAGAAGTAGAAGTAGGTGGCGATTACGTCTTAAAGGTTGACGGTAAAGTTAAAATAATCGCAGATACAATAGCATTTGAATCTTTGAGTTATATTTCAATGAGAGCTGCTTCATCGATCATATTTGAATCGCCGATTATAGCAAATAATACGGCTTCATTGAACGTTTCTGGCGTTGCCAATTTATTTCCAACTTTCAGTCCTTTGTATACACAAAATCCAGAACCACCATTCGTACCAGAAGTTGAAAGTACTACCGAACAAACCTCTTCCAACTTCAAGCCTGGATTTAGAATTAGATTTTCTAATGGTTCATACGATCCGAGTCAGAGCAACTATCTCTACAAACCAAAGGCGGATAGTGATGGCAAGCCGGTCGTTCTGGTTCCGCCGGGTAGTGGACCGATAGTAATGTATGAAGCATTGCCAACGGGAGAATTGGAAACGTTTTTCATCTATTACGATCATGCACCAGGAGATTTTTCTCAATGGCAAGTCACTGCGCCGAAGCATAGAAAAGGTAATGTCATCGAAAGGCCTAGATTTGCTGGTAATGCAAATGGTGGTAGAGATCACTATAGATTTTCAAAATATGCCAAAGATTATCCAAAACAATTTATTATATCCGATAACACTCGTGAATTTTTAGTATATGATGGGAAATTTAGACATGATTAAAAAATTAAACAAAGTACTTATCGTATCGCTACTAATTGTTCAATTTTTGGACATGAATTTTACATATTTTGGTATATTAAATCACGGTTCTGTAGAAATTGAAGGTAATCCTTTAATTAAATGGCTGTGCTATCATCTTGGTCCAATGTTTGGATTATCCTTGATAAAATCATTAGCACTATTTGTATTGTCTTATGCATATCACACAGAATCGATATTGAACAGTAAATTTTTATTTACATCACTTTTTACGGTCAATTCTTTCTATGTTTATGTAATGTTTCATTGGTCATACTATTTTTTGATCTTAGTATAAATAAAAGCCATAAGACTGTTAGTTTAGGCATCAATAGTTTATGGCTCTAGAAAAAAGAAGATATAGCGATTTAGATCTATCCTTCACTCCACATCCAGATACGGGCGATTTAATACCACTCAGGGGTGATAGGGCCATAGCAAGAGCCGTTCGACAAATTGTATCGACTAATTTTTATGAAAAGTTTTATAATCCATCTTTCGGTGGAAATGTAATTTCTCAATTGTTTGAACAGTACGATTCACAAACAGAGCACATCATAAAAACTAAAATTCAAGAGGCCATTCGTGATTATGAGCCTAGAGTTAGAATACAATCTATACAAGTTATGTACCCACCTTCGCAAAATCTATTAAGTCAAAATACTTTGGTGTTACAAATTCAATTCTACATAGTTGGAGAAACTGAATCAAAGCAAATTACATTTTCACTAAAAAGGGTCCGATAAATGACAATTAAAAAGTTCACTGAATTGGATTTTCAGCAGATTAAACAAAATCTTAAAGATTTTTTAAGAAATCAACCAGAGTTTCAAGACTATAATTTTGAAGGTTCTGGCATAAATTTGCTATTAGATGTTCTTGCGTATAATACAGGGTATAATGCGTTTTATTCAAATATGATTGCTAACGAATCGTTTTTGGATAGTGCCATATTGAGAAATAATGTGATTTCAAGAGCTAAATCTTTGGGTTATGTTCCTACTAGTATTAGGGCACCTTATGCAACACTTAATGTAACAGTTAAATTGCCCAGTTCGGTCTTTTCACAATTTCCTGAGTATATAATAGTTCCATTGCATCACGAATTTACTTCCAGATCGTCCAATCAGCCAATACAACTTTATACTATGGACAGAGTTGTTCTTCCAAAAACAACTCTAGTTGGTGGCGTACAGCAATATTCCGCTGACATAGACATCTATCAAGGCAAGAAAATAACTCACAAATTTACTGTAGATAATCAATTAAATTCAACGCAAAGATTCATTTTGCCAAATGCTAATATAGACAGTACAAAACTTTTTGTTACTATATTACAAAACTCAGGCGTGACACAGGGAGATACTTGGACATTAGCAAAAGATGTAACCGAAGTTGGTCCTGATGATAATGTTTACTTTCTACAAGAAGCGGATAATGAGTTTTTGGAACTGTACTTTGGTGACGGTTTTATAGGAAAAAAATTAGTAGATGGCAACCAAATCTCTGCAACATATTTTGTAACTGACGGTCCATTATATCACGGATTGAGTAAGTTTACCACTACCAGCTTGACTGCGCCAAATAGCGTTACGATTGCACCACAATACATATCGATAACCACACTAGAGTCTTTGAGAAATGGTTCAGATAAAGAAACTATAGAGAGTGTAAAATTTAAAGCACCATTATATTATGATACACAAGCCAGAGCAGTCACAAAATCGGATTACGAGACTTTACTGATTAAAGACTATCCGCAAATAGAACACGTTAGAGTATGGGGAGGTGAAGATAATTCACCACCAAAGTATGGTGTTGTTTTTGTTTCCGCAAAACCAAAAAATGGATTGACCTTTAATACAATAGAAAAGGAATCTATTATCAATACAATTATTAGACCTAGAAATATGGTCGCTATTGAAGTTGAAATGGTAGATCCAGAGTATATGAATATTGGTATAGAAACTACGGTTAGATTTGAAGGTAGGAAAAATAGCAAATCTTCGGGTCAAATAGAAAACTCCGTTAGGGAGTCGATAAATAAATTTGCGACAGACAAGTTAAGCGGATTTGACACTACCTTTAGATACAGTGCGCTTTTGAGATATATCGATCAAGCCGACGACTCAATAACAGGTAATATCACTTCAGTCTACTTGAAATATGCCGTAACGCCACCATTTAATGTACCGGTTCAATATAATTTTTCATTTCAATCTTCGCTTGATTTGGGCGATGTGCTACATGATATAAGAACGATAAAAAGTTCTGGATTTATATTCAACGGCTTTGAAACATTTATAACTGACGATGGTAATGGAAAACTATTTGCATACAGACCGTTTGGCTCGAATAAAATTATAGTAAATGACAATATAGGTTCTGTAAATTATGAAACTGGTGCGATTCAAATATCTAG